CGCGCCACGAAGGTCCGCGCCACGAAGGTCCGCGCCACCAAGGTACGCGCCACCAAGGTACGCGCCACGAAGGTCCGCGCCACGAAGGTCCGCGCCACCAAGGTACGCGCCACGAAGGTTCGCGCCACCAAGGTTCGCGCCACGAAGGTCCGCGCCACCAAGGTACGCGCCACGAAGGTTCGCGCCACCAAGGTTCGCGCCACGAAGGTTCGCGCCACCAAGGTTCGCGCCACCGTTTACGGCCTCGGTTAACGCGTCTTTGAGGTTAGTTGCGCGATCGGATTTGAACAGGTCGGCGCCGTTGCGGTGTTTCACGAAATAAGTCATTTGTGTTCCTCTAGGTTTGAGCCGGTTATATGTTACAATGTATAGGCGAGGGGGTCAAGCCTCAAAGGTTGGTGATTAGCAGATACAGCGCGATCCACGACAGCGCGTTGATGGCGAGGGCTGTTAGCAGGATCAGGTTTGGACGCATGGCACCATGTCCGGCCGGCTTTCCTGAATCTCTTGCGCCATGATGTCGTCAAGGCGCGAGGAAATTTCATCGGCGAGTTCGCGCGCCACTTCGGCGAGATAATCATATTCGTTATCTTCGATCCCCCAAAGGGATTCGGTTTCATCCGATTCGCAATGCGAGACGACAACGCCGCAATAATGCCATTCGCCATTGCACCATGCGCGCATATATTCAAAATCGTTGTCGACGGCGCGCGCAACTATTTCCTTTTTCGTCGGCATGCGGCCCAACGATTGCGCCAGCTTCGCCAATTCGTCGTTGCCCAAACCCCAACCGTCTTTCTTGGCAATCTTGGCGGTTTCGCAAACGTCGTAATAGCGCTTCGAACTCCGATCGGAAGCGAGGACGCGTTCGCCAGGCGCCTTGTCGCGCGTCGTCCAATCGGACACAACGCCGTGCCCATCGCATTCTTCCCACGGCGCGCCGTGCGAATCGTCATGCTCGAAACGAACGCGGTACTTACGGCCCTTGTGCTCGAATATATCGCCGTCCCAAAGATGCTTTGACATGGTGATTCCCTCGTTTGTGTTGCTTCTACCGCCTCAAGCCCGGTATCCTTTCGGAGCCGGGCTTGAAAGCGATTTTGGTTTTGAGTTATTCCACCTCCTCTTTTACTAGCGCCACATCATCCCCGAAGCATTCTTCGAGTGATTCGTAAATCGGTCGCGCGCCGTGCCGCGCGTCAAAATCGTCGTCTTGTTCCCAAGGGAATACCTCGAAGCATTGCCAGGCGGTATCGCAGCCAAAGCCCTCGATTTCATCTTCGAGCGCCGTGATCTCGTCTTGCATAGCTTCGAGCTCGCCTTCCGTTGCGCCGGCGGTTTCCGCCTCGTCATATTCGTTGCGGAGCTCGTCACAGCGCTTTTGCATTTCGTCGCGTTCGTCTTGCGTTTCGGGCGATTCCATGAGTGTCGCATAGATGGTGTATTCCGCCTCGCCGTCCACATCGAGATTTTCTTCGCACCACGCTTGGCCCTTGCCATGCTTGAACGTGGTTAGCGCGGCGAGACGCGCCAAAGCATAGGGATGATCCGTCTTGACGATGTAGTCGGGAAAGAGGTGCGAAACGCCATCGTTTCCGTTGCCGGATGAAACTGCATAGTAGCGGGCTTGTGCCATTTGGTTCCCCTTCGGTTTCGATCCGCTAACGATACACTGTATAAACAGGAATGCAAGGGGTTTATTATCACAAAAACGTGATGTGACCGTTCTTTTGCCTGATCCAGGCGGTTGGGCACACATCGGTCACGCAAAAAACCCTTGGTACCATTGACTTGTGACCAGTGTGACCAGTGTGACTATTATCTTATATATGGAGTATTATTATATAGTGCCGTACAGCTATAGGCACAGCGCTGCAGATAGGCACGCTGGGGCGTATAGGCCCTATGTACGCGATTTTGGGTTGGTCACGGTCACACATTGAAATCATTGGGGAATTTCCAAAAGATTGGTCACAAGTACGGTCACATCGGTCACAAATTAGTACGATTATACCGTTGACAAGGCTGTTTATACGTTGTATAGGTGTTTTTGTGAGATTTTAGGACGGTTTTAGGAGGATAAAATGCGGTATCGTTGTGACGAATCGACCAAACAAGCGGACGGCGCCGTTACCTGGTACGCTAAATGGATGGGCGGACCATCCCTTGCCAAGATTGAGAATTGCCGCTTGGCGAACCTTGAAGGCGATATGCGCCGCACTGTGACAATTACCGGCGAGCCCGATGCGTGGTTTAGTCAGCCGGCGGAATGCTCGATTGCTGGCGTCAAGGTTCGCGGCTATGTGATGGGAGACGACGAAGGTAATTTGGTGTTTCGCCAGGTCTATTACTGATTCAGGTTTGGAACCGTCCGCAATGGTGCGGCGGGTTAGAAGAGAAGGGGAAATGATATGCAGTTCGAATCATACTGCGAAGCGCTGGCGCAAGTTCCAGAAGATGCTAAGTGGTCGAGTTCTTTCGGATATGCGGGCGAAGGCGGTTTCGTGGAATTCTGGCGAACTCCGGCGGGCTCGCGATACATAATAAAAAACGGTTCCTATCTAGAGTCGGCGCCGTTTACTTGGACCGTCTCGGAACTGATAGCGGCTTAGCGCTTCGCGTTATACGCCATGATGTTGCGGGTTCCGGCTTTTCGGCCGGGGCCCGTTTTCATTTGTTCGAGATCATGCGCGATCGCGAATCGGTGGTTGGCTTGAGCTCTGACTTTTTGCGCCAATAGCGCCAGCGCCCAAGCGGGCGGGGGATGCCGGCCGGCTTTCCAGTTAAGGGCGCAGTGGCGGCTAACTTTGTGGTCGAGCAGTGCGGCGATGTCGGATCCGGTTGCGCCAGGCTTTAGCGTTTCGATGGCGCGCACGAACGGGGTAAGCACTGTCAAATCGAAATCTCGCCGGTACTCTTGAGTCGCTTGCTATCATCTCGCACCGCCAGGCGCCGCGCGCCAGCCTCCAACCTCTAACCCGTTCAATCCAGGCCGTCAAAGCCAGCTCGACCTGCCAACCGCGCACCACGTCCCGTATCCCACTCAAGAGTAAGATACAGACCGCACAACGATCAAACCTTATATGATATATAGATCAATAGCTTAGGAGGTACAGCTAACCTAGACGCGTCCGGGGTGCCGAAATGGAACCGGATCATGGTGCGGTGCAGCGACGATTTATTATCACATTATCGTGATCGTTCGCGCTTAGGTGGATGCCCAAGTGAAAAGCAATCTTTGGGTACGCCCACCCGACCCCCCGCCGGTAAAAAATTTTAAAAAAGTGCATATTGCAATGGTCCTAGACCCGTGCTACACACCCCCGCCATTGACCGCTAACCAGTCACCCGCTCGTTTAAACCCGAAAGCCCGCAAAAATGGCCCTTGAAAACAAACCCACCAGCGCCGCCTACAAGCCCGACGTTTGCGTCTATCATGGCGCCTGCGACGACGGGTTCGCCGCGGCGTGGGCGGTTTGGAAGCGGTGGCCGGATTGCAAGTTCATCCCGGGCCTGTACGGCAAGGAGCCAGTGCCGGAGCAACTGAGCGACAAGCGCGTGCTGATGGTTGATTTCAGTTACAAGCGTGAAGTTCTCGATGCGCTCGACTGTATTGTCAGGGACATGACGATCATCGATCATCACAAAACCGCGCAGGCCGACCTCGAGACGTTCGCCATCTTCAACCCGGTCAGCGCCGACGACATCGACGAAGTACTGGCCGCTACGCAGCCGGGCCTCGGCCCCATTCGCGCGTGGTTCGACATGCAACAGTCCGGCGCGATGATGGCCTGGAAGTTCACGCATCCCGGCGCGTTGATCCCGCACTTTATCGAGCTGATCCAGGACCGCGACCTCTGGAAGTTCGAGTTCGGCGAGAACACCAAACAGTTTTCTGCGTCTCTGCGCACTTACCCGATGGAGTTCGAGGTTTGGGACCGCCTGATCCACAAGCCGCAATCGCTGATTAATGACGGCGAGGCGATCTTGCGGGCGCACAACGCCAACATCGAGAAGTTCATCAAGGAGGTTTACGACGAGCGCATCGGCGATCATGTGGTGCCGGTCGTCAACGTGCCCTATCACTATGCCAGCGACACCGCGCACGCGATGCTGCAGGCCTACCCGCACGCGCCGTTCGCCGCCTGTTGGTTTCATCGCGGTGACGGCATGATCCAGTACAGCTTGCGATCGGAGGACAGCCGCGTTGACGTCAGCGAAGTGGCGAAGCAGTTCGGGGGCGGCGGTCACCGTAATGCGGCCGGATATCAGGTAAAGGCATGATTCTGGCGATCTGCCTCATCTTCTATTTTCTCCCGCCGATCGCCAGCCTGTTCGTCGGCCAGCACTTCGAACTTTTCGGCCGCATCTGGTTATTCAATATCTGCTGGGTACTGTTCTGGCCGGTGCTAATCTGGTTCATTCCGTGGAGAAATTACCCGTGACCGACCCCCGTCTCACCGACACCGCCCGCTCGTCCGCAGCCCATACTCGCAAGATCATCCCCAACCGCAACACGATCGCGGTCAAGCCGTATAAGCATGTCGAGATGACGAAGTCGGAGATGTACGAGATGCTGCGCAAAGCGGTGGAGAATACCAAATGATCTCGCTTCTGGTCTTCCTTGGAACGGCGACGCCGCACGCCTCCGTCCCTTGCTGGCTGGTGCATGCGTATATCGAGGTGCTGGGCGAGAAGGCGGCGCGCGCCAAGGGCCGTCAGCATGGTTACACCGACGCCGAGATCGACGCGGTGCGCGCGAGGTGCTTTTCCAAATGACGCTCGCCGATGTCTACGAGATGGGCCGGATGCACACCGTCAGCGGTGATGTCAACTGGTGGATACTGGGCCCGGCCTTGATTGCGATCGCGCTGATCATCCTGGAGCACACGTCGAGCGGGAGGAGCCTGTGACACCGTTGCAGCTCATCACCGCCGGCCAGAAACTCTATGGCCGCAAGAAGTGGAAGCACAAGCTGGCCGCAGCGCTGGGCGTCGACCAGTCGACCATCCACCGTCTCACCCATCGCGACATCGTGCCCGGTCCGTACATCGTCGCCATCGAGGGTTTGCTCGACCAGAAGCGCCGGCAGGACGAGCTCGACCGCGCCGCCCGCAAGCTGCTGCCGAGAAAATTCCGCACCCGCAAGACCATGCACCGCAAACCAATCCCGCAGAAGATCGGATCGCATCCGACGCACAAACCTACGGAGCCCACATGAACATCCGCTTCGAGAAGATCGCTCGCGTAATCGAACGTGACATCCGCAACCAGGTCGTCATCGACCAGATGAAGACTCTCAACCGCAAAGGAAAGCTCATGGTGCTTGTCAGACGTCACCGGATACCCCTCTTGTTTGGAGCCGTCGCACTTGCCTGGACCTTCGCGTGGTGCTGGGCCATCGTGGCCGCCAACGCCGCCGAGTGCCCCGACCCCGGGGTCAAATGCAAGGTGCTTTTTCTCAATGAGCAGGAGGAGCGCATGCTGATGGGCCAGAACGGCATCCTCGACACCGCGGCGCAGGCCCGCTCACTGGATCTCGGCCAGTTCGCCGTCTACCTGAAGACCCGGATTGGATCGGCACCGGCCGGCGAGGTGAAGCCGGTGGAGCAGCCGAAGCCAGCTGAAAATAAACCAGCAGCTCCGGTTGACAATCCCAAATAAGTAGTCAACACTGACTACCGCCCGCCAAGCAATCCAGCCCGGCAGGCGGGTACGGGGCTCCACGCGCGACCCTCCCCCCTCACGCAGGGAGCCCCGTTTTTACTTCGAGGAGACATATGCCCAAACGCCGACCAAAGAAGCGAGTTGTTTCTCGATCTTTTAGAATTCCTCCTGACCTCGATAAGATGTTGGATGCGGAATCTAAAAAACGGGAATGGTCGAAGAGTTTCTTAATTCGCGATATATTGGTTTCGTGGTGTCAATATCAAAGAGCGGGGTCGCGATGACCCATACTTTGGTTTTACCAAAGCGTTTCGGAATTTCTGTAGAGGAGAGATTTTTTGACTTCTTTATCCCAGAACCAAATTCAGGATGTTGGCTGTGGGTAGGTAGCGTATCTGATAGCGGGTATGGAAAATTTTCAATCGGAAATCACGTTCAGGTTCAGGCACATCGGTTTTCGTGGGAGCTGCATAACGGGGATATTCCGGAAGGGTTGTTTGCTTGCCACAAGTGCGATGTCCGCTGCTGTGTAAATCCAGAACATTTATTTATCGGGACTCAGTCCGATAACCTAAACGATATGGTGCAGAAGCGACGGGATAATCCAGCGCGCGGTGAGCGCAATGCTCGATCTCGTTTTACCGAAGAGAAAATACAAGCGATTCGTTCGGATACCAGAAGGCTTCGTATAATAGCCGCAGCCTACGACATTAGCATCAGTTGGGTTACCGAAATAAAAGCGGGGCGAGGTTGGAGACATTCCTACGAGTATAACCCCGAAGAAAAGCTACGGTTTAAAAGGAGCTGTTCTTTTAGATCGCGCGGCGAAGATCATCTGAGTTCAAAACTAACTGTTGAGCAAGTCATCAGCATCCGCAATGACGCCAGAGGATGTAATAAACTAGCTGCCGAGTACGGCGTTAGTCGGAATTCGATTAAGCGAATCAGAAATAGGACTGCTTGGAAACACGTCGAATGACCGACGTTCACGCTCCCGATCTCTGGCCGCAACGCCGTCCCGCGATGTACACGCCGGAACGCGATGCTTTCCTGCGGGACAACCGCGACGTGCCGGTGGCGATACTGTCCTACAAGATGAATCTGAGCGAGACGTTCATCAAGCGCTACCAGCGCAAGCTTGGAATTCGCAAATTGACCGGCAACAAGCCGAGAAAGTCCAGATGAAGGTCGCGGCAATTACAACCACGATACATATTCCGGCGGTTCTGAAACTGCTTCGTCAGTGTTCGGCTGACGTCGGGATGTTCGTGGCAATCGAGCAAGTACCTGACAAGAAGTTATTGGATTGTTGCCATGAGGCCGGCGCGACGGTTGTGTTAGGCGAGAACTGGAAGTGTTCCGAGGCGATTGGCTGGCACACCTTGAGTCGCAGGAATATCGCTTTCCTTGAAGCCTTGAAGCAAGGAGCGGAAATAATATACTCGTTCGATACCGACAACATTCCGATGTCGCTGACGCACTTCGATTCGATTGAGAAAATTCTGACCGAGCGCTTCGACGGAATTCTCGCTTCCAGCAAGACCGGGTGGTTCGATGCCGGCCAGATGTTGAACCCTTGGGCCCGACACCGCGGCATTCCCTACAGCAACATCCCGGCGCACCACTACGATATAGCGACCAACTTCCGCGCCGGTATCGCGGCAGGCCTCGTGATCGGCAATCCGGATATTGACGCCACGCTGCGGATGGAGAAGGCGCCGGAGATTCATACTATCTCGAAGCTTGGCGAGATGGGGGTGCTGGTCGACGTCAACACCCACACCGTTTTCAATACGCAAAACGTAGCTATGTTGCGCGAACTGGTGCCTGCGTGGTTTCTCATGCCGCATGTCGGCAGGTACGACGATCTGTACGCCAGCTTAATCGTGCAGCGTGTGGCGCGCGAGCGCGGCCTGCATGTCCATTTCGGCCAGCCGCTGGTGTGGCAACAGCGTCATCAGCACGACCTGATCGTTGACCTCAAGGCCGAGATTGACGGCATGTCCCATATCAAGGACATAGCCGAGCTACTGGATCACATCCCGCTGCCCGGCAAGAGTGTCCTCGAGGATACGCGGATCATCTACACGACGCTGGAACACTGCGCGTGGCTGCCGGACGAGGCGATCTACGCGGCGCATAAATGGCTGGATGACGTAGAGGAGGTGATATGAAAGTGATTATCAACAAGCAGGAAGGATACTCACCGTACCTTTATATTCATGCTTATCCGGTTAACGCACACAAACGCTGAGACCTACTAGATATTGATGGGACAATCGATGACGGAATTAGAGGCGCTGACCAATGAAATCGACGCGCACGTTTCTCGCAATTCCGATCTGGAACTTTCAACACTCCACTTGAGCGCACGAACCGCACAAGCGTGGTGGCGGCTTCTCAAGGCTCTGCGGCCGGACAAATGTCGCGTAAATGCGACGGATCAGTCTGAAACAGGCTAAATATAGGAGAGACAAATGAAACTCTACATTTCGGAACCGGAACTGAAAGAAGGCTGTCACGTCGGACAAATCCTTGTCCACGACGATGAAAACAATGACATTGCCTATTTCTTACACAATGAAGATGCGACTGTCCCACAGAGCTACGAAACCGCGCTTGCGATGGCGCGAGCACTGGTTAACGCAGAGGAATACCGTACCGCCCTGATACACATTAGAGGCTCATATACCCCAGATCAACCGGCAGATAGCGCGGCTGATGAGGTTTCGTGGGTGATGCGACACGTCGGAGGCTTACGCAGGGTAGCAGCTAACGCCTTAGATCATCTGGGCATTCTTGGAGAGAAAAATGTCTGAAGCAATGCAATTCACTAACGGACTCACGCATGCCCAAGACGACGAGATTGACAATGTGATGATCGATCTTGTTCGGATCGTTGACAGGATCGACCGCATTGGCATTCATCGCAACTATTCGCTCGCCATTACCAAGATCGAAGAAGCAAAGCATTGGTTGCGCGACCGCAAGCACAAACCCGCGTAAATGCGCACCATGACCACAACATCTAGGGCCGTGTGTCTAAACCGGATAAGCATGTTTATATTAAAGCCGATGAGACGGCCTGTGAAACCACGACGATCGACGAATGGATAAGGATGCTACAATTAGGAAAGCATTGGCTGCGCCAACAGAAAAACAAAGCATCGAAGGCCAAGGCATGAAATTAGCAATTGCGTTTTCGACAAAAGACCAGGTCGCGCTGACCGAGCAGACTTTGCCGTGGATTATGCACAGCGATATTGACATGTACTGGTGTGACGGTTCGCGCACCAACGAAGGCATTCGATTTTTCGAAGAGCATTCGGAAGGCGCATGCATGCTGAGCAGCGCCCGGGTCTTCGGCGGCGCTGATGCAGCAATCGCGTGGAAGCTGACCGTGTTGCTGAAGTCCAACGCGACCCACATCGGCCTTCTAGAAAACGACGTCCTGCTTGACGAGAACTGGTTTTCCCCCACTACGGAACTGTTCAAGCGGGGAGAGCAGGATGGCTTGCACGTTGGAGCAGTGTCTGCAAGATCTTACGTCGATCGTGTCCTCATCCAGCGAGACGGCTATGCCGTCATGCATAACATCGGAGCAGGATTTATTATTTTCACGCGAGAAGCCGCAGAGATCGTTCTTCGTTCATTCAGGACTTCATGGTGGCCAACCACTCGCTTGTTGTGGGCTCAGTTGTCCGGGATTGACGTAGCAACATACGCCGCCTTCCGCGGCAACGAGCAGTGGGTCACCACCGACTGGGGATGGGAAGCCCAGCTCGCCAGCCACGGGTTAGCCAGCCTCGCGCTCACTCCGGCGAAGTGTACCATGATCGGGCAGAACCCGCCGCTGGAGCAGCAGGGATTGCAGTTGGTGACGTGGCCAGCTGTTTCCGGGCTAGTGAATGACCAGGCATTCGAGATCTATCGAGGTAACCTCCTCGCCATCCGCGCCGGCGTGCATCAGATCGAACTCCCTGGCACCATCCACCGCGACGGCGCCGGCATGCTTTTCTTTCCCCACCAACTCGGCAATCTGGCGGGAGGTGAACCGTGGCAAGGCAATTTGGAATTACAGTGGGCTCAGGGCTGGGGCCCGTTCGCCTACCGCGCTGGTCCGGGCGGCGCATCTCTTTCCGTGCGCATCTCTGGTTCCTGCTCCTTCCACGTCACTGGCGGGTCCACCGGCGCGAGGGCGGCTATAACGGACACCCGCTCTGGATTTAACTTCGCGCCGGACTTGCCCGGCGGCATGCAGCAGTTCGGCTCGATCAACGTGCCGGGCGGCCCGGTGCCGCGGCAAATCACGATGGAGATGAGCGAAGGCGCGGTGTTCTACGGGCTGCAGACCGCCGACCCGCAGCTGCTTGATACGACGTTCAGGTTCGACTGGTCGCAATTGCCGGAGGCGAAGTGATGCCTGCGCGAAATCAAGTTTTGCGTATGTGTCGTTGCCAAGAAGAGTTTTCAGTTATGGCCTATATGGGGGCTAAGCGAAAATTTTGTTCGCCGCAATGCCATATTGATTTTGTGCGAGCCACAAATAAAACTCCCGAGCAGAAATTTGAGGAGTACCACATTCCCGAACCTAATTCGGGATGCTGGCTTTGGTTAGGTTGCCTTGACGGAAAGAACTACGGAATTCTTAGTATCAAGCGACGAAATGTTTACGCGCACAGGTTTTCTTATGTTAAAAAATATGGAGCGATCCCGGCCGGCAAGGAATTAGATCACACTTGTCGAAATACATTTTGCTGTAATCCCGATCACGTTGAACCGGTTACGCACAGAGAAAACATGTTGCGAAGTCCGGTCACACTGGGAGGACGGCACGCTAGGAGAACACATTGTCCGCAAGGGCACGCATATGATTTGGAAAACACTTACGTCGGACCGTTGGGGACTCGTTTTTGTAAGGCGTGTCGTAGAGCTTTTGATAAGAAGCGCGGGCATGCCAGAGGAGTTAGGGCATCATGAAAAAAGCTTTGGTGTTGGGCGCGAGCGGGTTCCTCGGCCAACATATGGAATACCGACTCAAACAGGAAGGGTATTATGTCGTTTCTGTTGCGCGGCACGCGGCGCCTTATCGCAAAAGCGTAGCGAATGAAAATAACATACTTGATCTTACCAACGAGGCTGGTTTTCACCACCATTTTTATCGGCATCACTTTGATGTGGTGTTTCAACTGGCCGGAAATGTTGGGGGTTTGGGACATATTGCTGTCGGCGATAACGACGCAGCAATTTTAACAGATTCGCTGAAGATCAATCTTTATACGCTCGAAGCAATTCGGAAAACGCAGGCCGCTGAAAAAATACTGTTCGCGTCTTCTCAATGCGTCTACCCGGATACAATCGAAATTGATCCGTTTGCCTCCGAGCGAATCCCGGATCACGTTACGCAGCCGTGGCGCGAAAAAGATGCCAGCTTCGATACGTTTGCCTTCGGGCAAGAAAAATTATTTGCGGAAAAATTATACGACGCTTACGCTCGTAACTACGGGATCAACCCGAGAGTGGCGAGGTGCGGAAACACATACGGCCCGTTTTGTACTTACGACGGTGATCGTGCTAAATCTGTTGCCGCGATCTGTCGAAAAGTTGCAACAGCTCCTTATGCAGGAACGGTCAAGCTCTGGGGGGACGGAACGGCCCGACGATCTTTCACCTACGTCGACGACGTGATCGACGGCATGCTCAAGCTGATGGAATCCGACTATCAGGGTCCGGTCAATATCGCGCACGGCGAGACGGTGTCGATCGTCGAGCTGTTCGAGGCGGTGTGCCGGGCCGCCAACAAGGTACTGGCATGGGAGAGCGAGCCGGGGCCGGTCGGCGTGCATTCCCGCGGTTCCGACAACACCCTGGCGAGGAAGGTATTGGGCTGGGAGCCGAAGACGTCGCTGATGATGGGGTTGGCGGTCACGTATCCGTGGGTGCGGGATCAGGCCTTGACGAAGGCCCCGGCTTGAGGTAGTCATTGTTGACTACCAAGGGAGGATAACATGACATGCTTATCCGCTTCCCACACACAAACGCTGAGGGATACTAGATGTTGAGGACGCGCGATAAGTTGGCCGCTGAGCTTCGAAATGTTGCCGCAATAGCCTCGCCAGACAATGCGGCGAAGTATGAGGCTTTCGCGAAGCGCGCCGAGACTGGCGAGTTTGACGACTATGCCGACACCTATGTGTGTCCGATCACCCAACTCTATTCGGAACTAACCGCCGCAGGCTTCACCAAGTTTGCCGCCCGCGTCGCCAATGGCGAATTCGACGCCACGAAGGAAGAAAGTGACGAATGGGCACGTAGCCCATCTGGGCAGGACGCCGCAAAGCGGCTTCCGCCGGAAATGCGTGAGATTTTAGGTCTGAAACTCAACAACTAGGAGAACCGCAATGCCGCCAGAGATCAGCAACCAAGAAGCTATCGAAATGATGAACCGCTGCAAGCAAGAGATTGTTGGCATGCGGGCAACAATCGATCGCCTCAAGCCCAAAGCCGATGCTTATGACAATCTCGTTGTCGTGCTGGGCCTGCTGCCACGCCCGAGCATCGGCATGGGCGAGGATTTGGTTTGGATCATCGACAAGCGAATTCGGGAATTGACACCGAAACCGGCTGAGAACGCGGATTGAACATGACCACAACACTTAGGGCTGTATGTCCTAACCGGATAAGCATGTAACATGATTCTTGCCTACATCAGGGTTTCGACAGCGGATCAGGCCAATGCCGATCGCTCCAGTTTGCAAACCCAAACCGATATCGTGGAAGGTTTCGCTCGAGCCCGAGGCGTTGATCGATTCGGCATTCAGATTTACACCGATGCCGGGGTGTCCGGCGGGGTCAAGCTGTCCAAGCGAGAGGCCGGCGCCCAGCTGCTGGCCGACATGGCGCCGGGCGACACCGTGATCGCCAGCAAGCTCGATCGCATGTTCCGTTCCGCCGTTGATGCGCTCAACATGCTGGAGTTGTTCAAGGAGAAGGGTGTCCATCTCGTGCTTTACGATATGGGGCACGAACCCGTGACCGGCGAGGGCACTGCCCGCCTACTGTTCACCATCCTGGCCGCTGTCGCCGACATGGAACGGATCAGGATCCGCGAGCGCACCGCCGAGGGCCGCAAGGCCAAGAAGGCGAGGGGCGGGCCGGTCGGCAATGTCCCGTTCGGTTTCCGGAAGGTCGGGGAGGGGCGAGCAGCCTGCTTGGTTCCCAATGACAGCGAAGTACAGGCAGCTGCGAAGATGCGGCAGCTATACCAGAAAGAAGGCCTGATCGGCACGTCGCGTAAGCTGGCCGAGGCCGGAATATTGTCGCGGGCCGGCAAACCCTTCACGCCGATGGCGATCCGGCGAGTGGTGTTGGAGGCCGTCAATGCAGTTTAAAAATGTTTCGTCCAACGGCTCTGAGTTGTTACTGGAATGGAATTTGGAAGGTCCTGCAGTGATTGTTCTTTGGGACGAAGGTAAATCCGGGCATGGGTGCGTGCTTTCCTGTAATGATGCGAGAAAGATGGCGGCGGAATTGATACGACTTGCCGAGGATATAGAGACCTACGGCACTTCGATTAATCCGATTAAGGTTGGTTGAATATGACCTCTGAAGAACTCGAAGCCAAGTGCAAGGAGTTGTGCCCGCACTGCAAGGCAGGCGAGCCGGTGCGCCGGCGCCTTGATACTTTTGAATGGGTACACGACTTTTCGTTCGGCTCGGTTGATCCCAATACCGGACGGAAAAGCGGGTTCGGCCACAGCATCTGCGGCGCGCATGATTTAAGGAAGCAGAATGGGCAATCGTGAGTATGCAACCAAGCTGTTGATCAAGGGCGAAGAAGCAGCCCGCGACAAATCGGCGCCGACCAACCAGGATCACGCCTATCAGCTCTTGAATTCCGCCATATACGCTGACCCGACCTGGGGCCACGCGCTGTACGTCAACGGCTGCACGGCTTCCGATCTGATCCGCCCGCACGCCGCCGTTGCTCTGTTCCGTCGCGCGCTTGAATGTGAGCAGACGCCGAATGAGCGGCACCGGACGCTGACTAACCTTGCTTGGGAACTGATGAAAACAGGCGGCCACAAGGAAGCTCTACCCTTGTTGCACGAGGCGATCAACCTTGAGCCGAAGTCGTCGCTGCCCTACATGCACATGTCGATGTGCCACCAGATATTCGGCGAGACCGACGTTGCCGTTGGCTATGCCAAGAAATGCTTCGATCTCGCCCGGACCGAAGACGGCACTTACAATGCGATCGCTGAATTCCAGCTGGCGTTTGCGTTGCTGTTCGACGGGCAGTACGCCGCTGGTTTGAAGCATTTTGAATCCCGCTTCGAAGCGCGGCTGCCGAATTTTCTGCTTTACCCGTATCCGAAATGGCGAGGCGAGCGTGGCAAGACGTTATTTCTCGTGGCTGATCAGGGGTTGGGCGATACTCTTAGTTATAGCCGCTTTGTGGAGTTGGCATCTAAGCGATGCAAATTTATCCACATGTGCGTACAGGCAGAACTTAGGCGTGTTTTCGAACATGCTTTCCGCCATCTATCGAACATCAATTTTATGCCTTCGCCATCAAACTTCCCCGGTGACGCCGACGCCTGGTCTACCTTCGTGAGCCTGCCATTCGCACTCGGCCTCACCGACGAGGAAATCGCCAACGCGCCGAATATCGACATGCCGCGCCCGCCGATGTCGAACCAGTGGAAGGTTGCCGATCGCCAATTCCACGTCGGCATTGCCTGGTCCGGTTCGCCGCTGAACGACATTGACAAGCATCGTAATATTCCGATCCATTACTTCATGGAGCTGTATCGGGTCCCCGGAATTCAGTTATACTCGCTGCAGGTCGATGCCAAGAAGACCGACCTGAACCTGTGGGGCTTTGCCCCGCTCATTCGTGACCTAAGTGGATATCTACGCGACGTGGCCGATAGCTGTTCTGTGTTGTCGGAGTTAGATCTCGTAATTTCTGTCGAGTCAGCTCTTGGCCACATCGCCAGCATGTGCGATAAAGAATGCTGGATACCATATTCGCATTTAGGTCGCGATTACAGGCTCGGTTCCGACGGGACGAACCGGCTGTGGACGCCAAAACATCGCGTATTTCAGCAAAAAGATGATATGCGATGGGAGCCAGTTTTTGACCGAATCGTCGAAGCCCTGAAGGAGAAAGTGCATGGCAACGTGGTCGAAACCGGTCTTCTCCGAGATGATATCCGAAGTCGGGTGGGATGAAGATACCCAGGAACTGACGGTGACCTTCAAGAAGAAGGGCAAGACCGCGGCCTACAAGGGCTTCGACGAAGGCAAGGCCGAGGAGCTTTCAAAAGCGCCGTCGGTCGGCTCGATGTTCCTGTCCGAGATCAAGCCGTTTGCCGACAGCTGGCGATATGTCTGATTCCGCCGAGCCTGTTGACTGGCAGGCAAAATTCAAGGCTTCTCAGAAGATCAATAACAAGCATGTTGCCGCTGAGCGTGAGGCTAAAAGGGATCGCGAAAAAGCGGAACATGCTATGCGGGAACTTGCTCGCGATCGCGACCACTGGAAAGAACGGGCGCATATTGCCGAGGCTGCTTTGAAATCGCTGGGAGCAAAATGACTGACGAACAACCCGACGAGTCCGAGAAACGCGCCCTCCTGTTCGAGGACATGGCCCGCCAGATCCGGCTCAACAAGGATGCCAAGTTCGGCGGCGCCTTCCTGCTGATCCCGCCCGGCACCGACGACGAGGCGATTTTCCGGTCCCTGATGCTCAACCAGGAAGAGGCCTCGATCTTCTGGGCCTCGGTCCAGACCATCGCCAACGTCGCGGTGGCCGCCCTGGACAATGCCCCGCGTCAGCAGGGCTTCCGGCGGGGCTAGGCCTTGGGGATTGCCCGGGTCCGTGCTAAGCAGGCGCATCCAGCGTTTGTGAGGCAGGTCGCATGTTGAAGAAACTATTGGTTTCCGTCGCCCTCCTGGCCGCCGTCCCGGCCTTCGCCCAGTCCGTCCAACAGTCCGGCACCGTCACTAGGGGCCACGCGTCTTATTGGGTCACTAGTGGCGTTATAGGAGACGCGGGGAGTGCTGCGGATAGCCCTGTAACTTCGTTTGGAGTGACCAACAACGGCGGCGCGGGCATCTGCGTCTCGTCCGATCGCCAAACCGCCGCCGGTCGCAACCAACTTTGCTTTGGGGCCTCGACCGCCGGTCCGGCCACCATCAGCCTGCAGAATTACGGCACCGCTTCCCCCCAGAATCTCCAGTTCGTCATCAACGGCACGCCGGTCACGGTTCCCACCGGTGGCAGCAGCTTCCTTCAGCTTTCCGGTGCGGTTGTCACCGGACATCTCCCGTGCTTCAGTGGTACTTTCGGCCTTGTCGTCGATTGCGGCACGTCGATCGGTGCTGGTACCCAGTTCGGCCTGCCCTACTACTCGACGGCCTCGTCCCTCGGATCGACCGGAGCCGGCGCCAACGGACAATTTTTGATCGGGCAAACCGGAAGCATGCCGCTGTGGATTTCGCTATCGGGTGATGCTACTTCGGTTTCCGCTGGCGGCGCGTTGACGTTGGACAAGGTCAATGGCATCCCATTTTCTTCATCCTACAGTGCCAATGGTGTTTTGATCGGCGAAGGCACCAATGCATTTCATTCTGTTGCTACGCTGAATGTTGGCCAGTGCCTGCTTAGTCAGGGAGCTTCCGATCCGATATGGTCGTCCTGCGCGGCAGGTTCTGGATCAGCTGGCGGTTCAAATACGCAAGTCCAGTTCAACTCATCCACGTCTCTTGGCGGGTCGGTGAATTTAACATGGATTTCTCCCGCCCTGACCATTGGTCTTGCCGGAGCAACCACCGGGCAACTTGCATTAGCTCCCGCCGGGTCCGGATCGGGCACGGTTACTGTTCAAAATCCTTCGACAACATCCGCTTACAATTTCAATTTGCCCACGACCGCTGGATCGCTGGGGCAACCGCTGCTTTCCGGAGGCGGCGGCTCGACCGCCATGTCGTTCGGCACGCTCGGCCTCTCGGGGGGCGGGACAAATTGTTCGTCTGCATCTGGCACTTGCCTAGATAATATCACCGGTTTTGCATCGACCGGATTTGTACAGCGGACGGGTGCCGGGTCGTATACATTTTCGCTCGTTGTTCCGGTTTCGGGCGGAGGTACTGGACTAGCCAATGGAACATCCGGAGGCATTCTCGGATTCACGGGATCCAGCACGATCGCCTCGTCCGGCCTTTTGGCGGTCAACGGAATTATGATCGGTGGCGGTTCTGGCGTACTCCCCAGCACCATCACGGCTTGCACTAACGGTCAGATTCCAGTCGGCGTGACCTCTGGGGCACCGGCCTGCCAAACTTTGAGCGCAGATATCGGGGCCATCACCTCTGGCGGGGCTGTTACTATCGCCAATAGCGCGGTAACCGTTGCAAAACAAGCTAATGCCGCGGCTTATTCACTGGAAGGAAATTTTACCGGGTCGTCAGCTGCTCCTCAGTTTTCTACTATCGGAGCTTTAACCCAGAAGGCCTCGCCGGCATCCAGTGATTTGCTTTTGCTGCAAGATCAGGCTGCGTCCGGCGCGCTTAAATACGCGACTGTGTCGTCTATTGCCTCGGCAGGATCGGTCGCGGCGGTTAACGGGTTGACGGGCAACGTTACCGTCAACAACAGCGGCATCATTACGGCCACGACGTCGGCTCCCAATATCACGATCGGCATAAATCCGGCGGCGATCACCAACTCTTTGAGTGGCAACGTAGCTCTTAATAACACGGCCAACTATTTTGATGGTCCCAGCATCGCACAAGGGACTTCGGGTACGTGGTGGGTAAGCGGGAATGTTCTCGTTCAGGACAGCAATGCGGCTTCACAATTTTACTGCAAATTATGGGACGGCACGACGGTTATAGATTCAAATAGTTCTCAGACTGTAAGCTCGAACGCTTCCATAAGTCTGAGTCTTTCGGGGTTTATAACGAGCCCAGCGGCCAACATGAGGATCAGTTGCCGGGATTTTACCGCAACAACAGGCAGCATAATAGTAAATCAGAGCGGAAATTCCAAAGACAGCACGATCAGCGCGCACAGAATTCAGTAATGGCTTTCATCAACACCCTGTACAATCTGTGGCCGAACGGCGATCGCCTGATCCCGGGGCTGCGCGACGGCATTGCCAAGTCAGCACCGGTTGTTTTTCCGAAGTATGGGTTCACTTCGAATTTGCTGATCGCGCATCTGATGGCGCAGATCAGCCTTGAATGCGGCGCCGGAATGGAAGTCGAAGAGGATCTTAATTATTCCCCGCAGCGTCTTCCTGCGGTATGGCCCTTGCATTTCAATAGCGGCAACGCGTGGATATACGCCCACAACCCGCAGAAGCTCGCCAATTATATTTACGAGCCGCCGCTACACAACGACCTGGGTAATTTCCCCAAGTCTAATGATGGCTGGTGGTTTCGAGGGCGCGGGGCGACGCAGCCGACTGGCCGGGACGGATATACAAAACTGATGGCTTTCCTCGCTAAAAACGGCGTAAGCCTCGACATCGTCACCAACCCCGATCTCGTCAACGCCCCCGAACACTTCCTGGAATGTGGTGCGGCCGATTTCATCCTTTGCGGCTGCCTGCTGTGGGCGCAGGCCGACAACGTGGTGCAGGTCACCCGCCACCTGAACGGCGGATATACCGGGCTTTCCGACCGGATGACGTGGCTTCGCCGCTGGAAGGCTGCCCTAGACACCGTATCCTAAATGTGACAGGTTGCCGCAACCCGCAGGAGCATCCTAATCATGAACCTCAGTGGCAAGCAGTGGATCGGCATCGTCGGCGTCATCCTCAACACGCTCATGACTTCCACTGCGGTTTTCACCAAAATCTGGGGCCCCGATACGGCATCGCTTATCGTCATGGTGCTCGGAATGATCAACACCATGTTCAGCGGCATCGGCGTCATCTTGGCCAGTCAGCTTAATACCGTCAAGGACGTGCTTGCCATGCCTGGGATCGAACATGTTTCCGTCAATTCGCAGGCCACCGACGGATTGGCCGCTATGGCGATCGATCCCGCTATCAACAAGATCGCTCCGACTCGTGCCGCCATGGCAGACATTACCGAAACCACCAAAGGATCCTGACATGAAAAAACTCCTTCTCGTTATTCCCCTCGCGCTGATGCTGGGGGCTTGTGCCTCCCTGCAGACCGCATGGTCCGTCGTCACCGGCGCTTCGATCTCGCCGACCCAGATCATTATCGCCGCCAATGCCTTCGATGCCGGCGAGGCCAGTGCCACGCAGTACCTGCTGTATTGCAAGGCTACAGTTCCGGCGCCGTCCTATTGCGCGCTGTCCACGCGCCAGCAGGTGGTTGCCGCGGTCCGTGCCGGCCGCGTCACGCGCGCCCAATTGGAACCGTACATTGTTTCCAACACTGCCGGCCCGGCAGCGCTTTACAATGCGTTGGTGGCGACGGTGACCTCGTTGCAATCGCAGATTCCGACCGCAGGAGTTGCCAAATGAGCATTCTTATCACCTCAGTCCTCGCGATGATCGAGGCTTTGTTGCCCGCGATCACCTCGACGGCCAATGCCACGATGATTGACGGTATCGTGACCGCACTGACCAACATGTTGCCGTATATTATCCAGGAAGTCGAAGCCCTGGTGACCCCGGTCAAGAACATCATCGCGGCGCTATCGGCCAACCCGGCAACTACAGCAGCACAGTTGACCGCCTTGCAGACGCTGGATCAGCAGGTCGATGCGGCGTTCGACGCGGCGGCGTCCGCGACCGATGCCGGAACGTAACCGTCTCGACGCTGTTTAATTCCCACCGGGGTAGGTGAGAATGGCACGCGCATCGAGACGGCAAATGACCGAGTTCAGCGACAACGGAAGTGCAAAGCTGGAGCGGGAATGGCACCTTAACAAGGGTATCCCTGTCGTATGGTTGGTGGGGAGCCTTGTTATCGGACTGGCACAGTTTGGCGGCCTGGTCTGGTACGCGTCTCAATTCAATACCCGCGTCGACATCGTGGAAAAGACGGTGGCCTTGATCGCGCCGCAGGGCGAGCGGCTGACAAGGCTTGAGGAAAAACTGGTGGCGGTTCAGGCGACTACCAACCGGATCGAAGCCCTTCTCACCATCAAACACTGACTTCGGGAGTATCATCCATGAAGTACCTGTTTTCCGTATTGATTTTTTTCGCCCTTTTTTCATCGGCCGAGGCTGGACACCGGCACTACAAGCATCGCACGCACCACGTTCAGCGACACCATGCTGTGCATCACGCAAGGCATCACGTGCGTCACAGGTACCATCGACGGCATCGACATCATTACCGACAGCCCGATCTTCGGGCGCATCACGGAGTCGGCGTGGTGCGGGCGAAATTAGGCGCGACGACGCATGTGGCCGCGCGTGCCGCCGCGGCTTTCCAGTGCATCATCGACAAACTGGAGCAGCAAGGATATCCGGTTAAGTTCATGGGCGGTTTTGCGCGCGGCGGGCATATTCCCGGCAGTCTGCATTACTCGGGCCTGGCGCTTGATGTGAACCAGGTAGCTCGGAACGTGACCCGGCCCGCGATGCCTTCGAACGAGATCGCGCTGGCGAATTCCTGCGGGCTGATAAGCGGGGCGCAGTGGCGCTGGGCCGATAGCGGGCATTTTCAACTGGGCGGATGGGCAGGCAGGATGTCGGTAGACCCAACCCGGCTACAAGGTTATAAAGGCTCCCATGGCAGGTTGGTCGCATCAAAAACGGGTGGCGTTCGAGGAGGCGTTCTACGCTTTTCTCGCGCAGTGCCGAATCAATTCGAAGAACCTCGGTTTCGTCTCCCTTGGCGATAATCTCTATTATGGCCAGAAGTATTTCATCACCAAAGCGCTCGACGGCCTCGAGGAAGACAAGCACGACATCTACGTCCTGAAGTCCCGCCAGCTCGGCATCACCACGATCGCCCGCGCGCTGTCCACCTTCTATCTCGGCATTCACCGCGGCCTGTCCGGCGCTTTGGTGTTCGACTCGAACGAGAACAAGAACCTGGCGCGAGACGAGCTCGTGACCATGATCAGCGATCTTCCCGAGCGCCTGAAATTCCCGACCATCAAGAAGGACAACCGTGATGGCCTCACCCTCGTCAACAACTCGAAAATCCTGTTCAAGTCTGCGGGAGTTAAAAAAACTAAAACTTCTGGCACGTTGGGACGATCTGCAGGTCTTACACTTTCTCACGGATCTGAACTCTGCTCGTGGGACAATGACGAAGGACTTGTTTCGTATCGAAGATCGCTATCGGATAGTCATCCCGATCGCCTTTATATCTGGGAGTCCACCGCTCGCGGACCTAATGCGTGGCAGGATATGTGGTACGAGGCGCGAGCCGACGTAAACCATTGTGTCTGCGTTTTCATCGGCTGGTGGGCGCATGACGGCCAACGCATCGAGCGCGACAGCAAGGACTGGGAGTTTTACGGCACCCAGCCGCCGACCGCCGACGAGCAGAAGAAAATCGACAAGGTCAAGGAGCTGTACGATTTTGCCATATCGCAGGAGCAGCTGGCGTGGTATCGCCGACTGGTTGATCCGGCTTCTCGCGATACTGGCGATACTGACGCTGGTTTCGAAGCGAACCAGTTCCAGAAGCAGGAAGATCCATGGGATGAGGATGAGGCGTTCCAGATTACGGGCAGCGTATTTTTCTCTGGTGAGAGCCTTAAAGATCAGTCGGACAAGTATGTTTCCAACAAATACAAATCCTACATGTTTTTGCCCGGCACTGAATTCTGCGATCTTAAGGTTTATCCGGCGGAGACGTCGCGCAATATAGAATTGAAAGTGTGGGAGCCTCCGCAGCGCGAGGCGGTGTATTCGTTCAGCATCGACCCGGCGTTCGGCGAGAACGAGAACAACGATCGTTCGTCGTTTCAGGTTTTACGTTGTTACTCCGATGGCGTCGATCAGGTCGCCGAGTACGCCTACCCGCTGATTTCGACTAAACATTTTGCGTGGGTGATTGCGGCGGTCATGGGTTGGTACGGTGCTGAGCCGTTGACTGAGATATTCTGGATACTTGAACTTAATGGTCCCGGTAGCGCTGTTCTCGATGAGATGAAAGGGCTGAAGTTTCAGATCGAGAATTCTTACGGCCCGTTGGCCGAGCAGGGCATTCGTAATATCTTTCAGAACGTCAAACAATACATCCATTCTCGTCCGGATTCGATGACCGGCGGCGCAGCCTGGCATTGGAAAACTTCGGGACAGAACAAAGTGATGATTCTCGAAAAGTTTCGAGGTATTGTCGCTAATGGCCAGATGCGGATCAGGTCGCAGGAATTGATTCGAGAGATGCAGCGGGTGGCACGCGATGGAGACACTATCAAGGCCAGCGGCACCGGCGACGCCGGCAAGGATGACCGTACTTTGGCCGGCGCTCTCGGGGTTCATAACTGGGACGTAAAGATTCGGCGCAACCTGATCGTCCAGAAGCGGTCGCGCGAGGCCGAGAAGGTGCGCAAGATGCGGAGTGTTGTTGACCAGACGCAGATGTTCAACCAAAACATGATGTCGGCGTTCATGGGTCAGAAGCAGCAGAGCCGGATTGCGCAGCAGCGGCTGGCGATGAAGAACACATGGAGATACGGGAGATAGCATGGCAGTCGTTCTCAAATGCCCGGCTTGCGAGAAAAAGTTCAAGTATGACGTTGCGCAGGGTTGGCCGGATTTTTGCCCGTTGTGCAGTGCCGACATCAATAACCGGGTGCCCGACGACGTCGTCGTGATGCCTGCCTTTCTGTCGCAGAAGTCGAAGAATAACGACAAGGTGGCGCGCGATATCATGGACAGCTCGGAAAAGCGGGCCGAACTCGGCGCTGCCATGGCCGGCGTTCCGGTATCCGAGATGTCGAACCTCAAGATCACCAATCTCAACGACCGCAGGGATGCCGAGTTCTCGGCGATCGAGGTCAACAACCCGGTGACCCAGCGGATGGCCGAGATGAAGGCCCGCGGCATGCCGACCGGCTTCGGCGTGGCTCAAGCCAACGAATACGCGGCACAGGCCCACACCGGCGTTGCCCCGCACGCTGGCCTGCGCTCGCGCAATCGGGTACAAGCAGCGTTAGCTCCGATCGGGAGCGCCCCGCTGCCGCTTGAGATCACCAACAACCCGAATTACAGGTCGCCTGTATGATCCCTCTCCCGACAGCCGAGAAGGAACTGATCCCGGCGGCAATGGAATTGATCGAGACCTGCCGGGTCAGCCAAGGCAATCGGGCGGCGTATTACCGGTTGCTGAATCAGATCGCCGAGACCGGCCGCCCCGACGGCAACAAGGCGCTCATCAACATGATGAACGCACATCTTGAGCGCACGCAGTCGCATCTGTTCTCGCCGATCGAGTTGAAATTCTCTTGCGACTTCGACAACGACTACAAGCCCGATGTGATCAAGCGCGGGCAGGTCGCCGCCAAGCACTTGACCCGGCATTGGGAGCGATCCGGCTGCGGCACGCTGTTCGGTCAGGGCGTCAAGGAAGGTTTGAAATACGGTGCCGCGCTGCTCAAGCAATGGCCGAAGTCCGAAGGGCCTGTCGGCAAGGAGCGGATTTATTACGAGAAGAAGCTGGTGATGCCGTGGAATTTCGGCGTCTACCGCGAGAGCGAGAGTGACATCGATAATCAGGAAGCGATGTGTGAGACGTCGTATTTGACCGGTCCCGAGGTATGGCAGCGCATCTGGCGCTTTCCCAAGGCTAAGGAACTGTACGATCGTATCATGGTTCACGGTCAGGTCGGGCAAAGTACCGGCAGCGGTCCCGATAGTTTTTTTCATCAGGTGCTGTCGACATCGCAACTCAACACCGGCGTCAACGCGGCGACGCGTCCGCTGTCGGGCGGCATTGTCCAGCTTGGCAACGATCCGAATTACCCGACCATCAGTCCGACCGACGGCGCCCCGACGGTAAAGTTTCACGAGCTGTGGGTGAAGGGTGAGGAAGATTACGCGACCATTCAGGTTGTCGAGCCCGATATCCTGGTGACGCGGTTTAAGATGTCAAACCTGATGGGTATCGATCGCGTGCAGCCGTATCGGTTGATCCAGCCGAACCCGATGGTGAACTGGTTCTGGGGCCGCAGCGAGCTGATTGACCTGATCGAGCCGCAGGGCTTCCTGTCGGCGTTGTGCGATGATTTGAAGCGGCTGATCGGTTTACAGATCGATAAGATCCTGTCGTTCTCTGGCGATAACACCATGACGGACGAGGCTTATGCTCAGTTCCGGTTGGCCGGTTACTGGAACGGTGGGCCGAATTCGAAGGTCGAGGATCTGACGCCGAAATTCCCGTCCGAATTGCTGCCGATCATCAAATACGTGCAGGAGCAGATCAACACGCTCGGCTCGTTCCCCGATATCATGCAGGGCAAGGGTGAGTCCGGCGTGCGCGCCGGTGCTCATGCGGAAACACTGATGAAAACGGCTTCGCCGACGCTGCGTGACCGCGCGCTGCTGACCGAGCAGCAACTGGCGGCCTGTGCCGATCTCACCATGACGATGATGGAAGCCAAGGAAGACCGCAAATACTGGACCGATGCGGAGAAGATGGAAGATACGTCGTTCATGCTGAGCGATCTGCCGGAAGACTGGCGCGTCACGGTGGATAGCCACTCGTCGAGCCCGATCTTCGCCGACGAGGCGACGCAATTGCTGTTTGCGCTGCGCAAAGTCGGCGACGTCGACGGCGAATTCATCATCGACCACACCGCGGTGCCCGATAAGGAGACCGCCAAGGCCTCGCTCAAGCAGCGCAAGGCCGCTGGTCAGCAGATGCAGGAAAAGCTGATGGCGCAGCTATCGCCGGAAGGCAAGGACAAGGCGATCGAGAAGATGCTTGGGCACACGGGTGGTGGGCACCATTAGCGAGATGAAGGATGCCGGTATCCGACCGTGACCATTTTGACGCTTTAAGGGCCGCAGATCAAAGGGCGGTGGAATTACTTGCGACCGCTAATGCCGCGAATATCAGCCGCACCCGAGAAGCGATAGCGATATTGATTTCAGTTATTTCGGTAATCGTAGCTGTTGCGGCAATCACACTTCATCACTGACGGAAGTTCGGCGTGATCACTCCCGGACTTTGCTGGGCGCCGCGAAGCACCGGGTCGGACATTGCTCGCGTGCGCGCCTTCACTTCCCCCCGCGCATTGGCGAGGCTGCGGAGAATGCGGGCTTCCTCGACGAGGTCGAGGTCTTCGAGCATGACGCCGTGTACTGAATCCAATTCGATTGATGCCTGCTGCCCGAAATCGTCCTCAACGATGTACCGGCCCGGCAATTCTCGACCCTTGGCGGTTTCATACGCGGAGTAGTGCGCGAGTGCACGTTCTTTGTCTTTGAAAAGAAGCGCCCACACCATCGCATTCGGTCCGAAGTGGATTGAGAGGCTGTACATCGATCACCCTTGTTTCTGTGAGCCGCCATTGGCCCACGTTATGAATTCCTCGCGCGGGAATCTCCACACGCCTTTGGGCTTGCCCGCCAGTCGAAACACCGGCGGGCGATTTTTTCTCATCTTGATGTAGAGGTAGAGGGTCGTCGTAGTGACGCCGAGATAATCGGCCGCCTCTTTGGCGGTGAACCACGGTCGCTGCGACGGCGTCGGGCTAATTCCCATGAGTATTTCGAAATAATTCCAAGGACGATGAACCACTTATACAACTTATGAACTTTTGTCAATTCCGCCTCTCGCCTTCTTCCCAGTTCCAAACGAGGTTGTGCGGGCACATGACGTGCGATGACTTCAACCCCTAAATAGGAAAGGGCCGCCAGATGTTCACCGCCAACAAGCGCAAGCACCGCAAGGGCCGGAAGTAATTCCGCAATGCCTATCCCAGCTCCTGCAGCACCGGGCGGACAGCCTGCGCAGCCTCCCTTCGGACAAACACCGGCCACCGGTGCGACGCCGAACAAGGGCTACGAAGCTGCCGGACTGCAGGAGCTGGGGGTCATCGTGAAGCAGATGGAAAAGATCCTGCCGCAAGTTGGCGCAAGTTCGGATGTCGGTAAAGCAGTGCTCGATTGCCTGAACAAGCTGGTCAAGTTCGTTCCCGCCGGATCGGTCACCCCCGCCGCCCAGAAGAATTCCATCGAAGCCCAGCAGCGCGCCATGGCGCAGAACAATCAGCAGGCGCAGGCCGTGCAGCAGATGCGACAGAAGCAGGCGCAGCCACAGGCTCAAGGAGCCGCCGCGTGAAAAGCACCATTTTCGAGAACAAGACCGAGATGCCGGGTCCGAACGATCCGGGCGTAGTGCGCACCGCGCAGACCCGGGTCCAGATGCATCAGAATTACGAACCGGCGATGAACATTCCCGACAAGGATATGAGCGTCACCAATGTCCAGCGTCCCCGCCGCGGACACGGCTACTGAGGAGACAGCAATGTCGAACGTCAACATCTTCCAGAATTCCGCCAAGTCGATCCCCGAGAGCGATGAGCAGATCATCCGGGTCAGCATGAAGCAGATCGACATTGGCGGTCGCACCTCGCACCTGCCGGGCCAGGAGAAGTCGCCGGCCATGAACATCAGCCACGTTCCGAACGCCGGCACCATGACGGGAAGCAAGTAAGCCATGGCGAAGACAGTCGAGGTCGACGAAGCCGAGTATAACCAGATGGTCGCGCTGCGTGGCGTGGCCTCCCGCATGGTTGCCAAGCCGGAATCCCGTCGCCTGCTGGAGCAGGCCCAGAAACTGGTCGATCCGAACGCGGCGACCCCATTGCTTGATGCCGAGGCCGCCCAATTGGCGCCCGTCACCGCGCTCGAGAAGAAGTTCAACGACGAAGTCGCCGCGCTGAAGAAAGAGCGTGAGGACGAGAAGCGCGAGCAGACCCTGGCCGCGATCGCTGGCAAGCAGGAAGCCGCCTTCGCCCGCCTCAAGTCTCAGGGCCACTACACCGATGAAGGCGTCGAAGCCGTCCGCAAGCTGATGGAGACCAAGGGCCTCATCGACGTCGATGATGCCGTTGCCATCTTCGAGCGCGCCAATCCCCCGCAGATGCCCGCGACCCCGTCCGGCATCACCGGCGACAAGTGGAATTTCACCGACACCTCGGCGCCCGGCACTGACAAGGCCATCGCCGATCTCATCGCCAGCAAGGGTGAGGGTTCGGTCGCCGACTCGGTTGTCGGGCGGATGGCGAACGAAACCCTTATGGAGATACGGGGGGCTCGTAGATAAATGTTGAATTCGGCACATAGCCATGAGATACCGGGTAGGGGCATTGTTGCCCTTACAGGAGGTCTCGTTATGCCGAATCCCAACGGTCGTCCTCGACAGTTTCCCGATGTCCAATTGGTTTGTCGCCAGTGCGAAAATACTTTTTTCATGCGCGGCTCGGAAGCGCGCGGGTACGAGAAAAAGCACGGCAGAATCAAACCGTTTTGTTCAATGGAATGCTTTTACAAAGCGGCGAACCGTCATGTTATCGATCTGACGGAAGACGCTCCGACTTATATCTGTGCGGGGTGCGGAAAACAGGCGCGTCGGCGCCGTGATGTACTGCATGGCAAGCCCGGGCAGTGGGATATGCGGCAGAAATACTGTACGCTAGGCTGTTCGCACCAAGCGACGGCGACCAAGATTGCAGCGCGACGTGCTGAAGGTGATTATGGAAAAGGGCACATCAGTTCCGACGGCTATCACGTCGTAAAGACGTTTGGCGGTCGCCAGATGCGAATGCATCGAGTTATCATGGAAAAGATCTTGGGGCGGGCGCTGCGCGGGAACGAAAATGTACATCATATCAATGGCGATCGTGCCGATAATCGCCCGGAAAATTTAGAGTTGTGGGTGAAGACCCAACCCTGCGGCCAACGGGCTGCGGATCGCGTCGCTGCTGCAATTTCTCTTTTGCAGGATTATCCCGAATTGGCCGAGGCCGTAGGCTTTCGACTAGTTAAATATATAGGAGGCTAGTTTGCCGCTCCCAGGTCTCGGTGTCGCACCCGCAGCAGGCTCACTTTATACTGAACTAAGTGCTGTGACAAGGCGCGCTTTTGTGCCAAAATTGTTTGTCCAGCTCTATTTTGGTAGTCCATGTTTATTTTACATGCTGGGCAACTCGCAGCGCGCTGCCGGCGGCCTGAATCAGGTCACTATACCGTTGCAAGGAAATTCCATGGTCCAAGGTCAATGGACCGGGTACGGTGGAGGATTCAATTCCCCCGTTATCACCCCCGGCATCCAGAACGGCCAATGGAATTTGGCCTACTGGGTGGTCCCGGTCCCGCTGCCGTTCGGCGAAACGGTGATCCAGGCGACCGACCGCGAGGTCAGTCTGCTCAAGACCCGCATGAATGACGTCTACGCGGTCACCCGCCAGAATATGGCGCGGCTGATGTTCACCAACAACTCGGCGAACCCGCTGCTGCCCGACTCATTCTACAACGCCTTCGATGATGGCACCAACGTGCCGACCTACGGCGGCATCAACCGCAACGCGCAGGGCAACTCGGCCTTCAAGGGCCAGTACATCAACCTGAACTCCGGCACCTACTCGCAGGGTACCGCGGGCTTCACTCGGGCAGGCATGGCTACCTTGCTGGCCGGCGTCACCGACGCGGCGGGCGGTGAAGCGCCGACTTACGTGGTGATGAATCCGGGCGATTACGCCACGCTCAACAACACCTTCATCTCGATCGAGCAGATCAACCCACCGCCGGGTTCGACCTACACGATGGACACCGCGGTGCGATCGTCCTTCCCGAACCTCGTGGTGTCCGGCATCCCGATTTTCTCGGATCACTTTTGTCCGAAGGGAAGCTGCTTCGGCGTCAACGTCAAGTACACGTCAATGTACATGTCGGAAGACGCGGCGTTCGACTTCTCCGGCTTCTATTCGCTCGTTCCACTGGGCCAGATCGGACAGCAGGGCGTCGTCGTGGTCGGGTACGACATCCTGACGGCGAAGTCGGTCAGCGGTTTCTATGGCTACAACCTGCAGGGCTCTGCATTCTAAAAGGAGAGTTTTAAATGCCAGTTCCGTTGGCAGGTCCAGGGCAGGGATTGCCCTATCCCCAGAACAATTATCCTAGCGAACTGCAAAATGCCCCGCAGGACGCCTCGAGCAATCGCCTCGGCCTCGCGCCTGGCGATTCGTTCGTGTTGCCGGCCGGCGACTGGATCATCACCCTCGGGATGTATTGCGTGCTGCAATATCTCGACCCCGTCACCAACACCTGGACGATGTCGGCCGGCGCGGCATGGACCCGCGGGCAGATTTTCGTCACGGCCGACGGATTCACCCAGCGCATCGCCAATCTGACCGGTTGCATCGTTTCGGCATCGATCATCAACGGCGGCACCAGCTACGTGCAGGCTACCACGACCATCACGGCGATCGGTACTTTCGGCAACGGTGCGGCTCCGACCCTGCTTCCGATCGTCGGCGGCGCGCTCGGCCTCACCGGCACGTTCACCATCGACGTTCCGACCAAGGGCGCCGGTTATGGTGTGCCCCCGATCATCATGATCCCGCCGCCGCCCCCGGCGAACGTCAATGCGAACGGCGTTGGCGGTATCCAGGCCACGGCGATCGCAGTGATCGGCTCCGGCGGGTCGATCTCCTCGGTCAGCATCACCAATCCCGGCGCCGGCTACCCGACGGTTCCGACCGCCGTGGTGGTGCCGAGCCCGTTTGATCCGAATCTCGCCACCGGCATCACGCAGGCCTCGGTGACGTTCTCGCTGGCTTCGGCCGGCGCGATCACCGGCGTGCTGGTGACCAATAATGGCGCTCCGCTCAATAACGGTTCGCTGGGTTCGGTGACGCTGTCGGTCGGCGGTGCTGGCAGCGGCCCTGCCTCGCTGACGGCGAATGTGCTGCAGACTGTTGTTTCCGGCACCGTGTCGGGTACCGGCACCGGTTTCGGTACGGCGGTTTCGATCCTCACTTCCGGCGGCGCTCCGCTGCCGGGTTCGATCACCAATGGGCCGGATTCGAACTATCTGACCTTTATGCCTCGACCGGCAAATATCTCGTCCCCGTCGGTTACCGCAGGCGCGGTGGCGGCGATCTACGACGGCGGCCTGTTCGAGTCGGCTCCGACGTTCACGGCGCTCGGCGCGCTCGCCGGCTCGGTCGCTCCGACGCTGGCCATGATCATGGGTGGTCGTGCCGATATCGCGATCATCCAGCCGGGACCGTAAATGGCCGAGACCTTCAGCCAGAGTTTGACGGGCGTCAGTTCGAACGCCCGTTATAACGCGGCCAAGGTGCTGCAGGTTGGCGATACGGATATGGCCGGCAATGTCGTATCGGCGGGTAACGTCAATTTCGTCGGGGCCCAGCAGGGAGCAATGCAGCGCAACGGCTACATTCTCTGTCAGGGCCCCGATGGTTCCCAATCGTACCACGTCATCGACGCCGAGCGTTCTATTCTTCCCAGCTATATCGTTCTGAGGAAGGTGTAAGGTAGTCGGCAAAGGAGTGCCTTGCTTTGCTGACGTCTTATCTCACCTCGACCCGGTCATTGCTTCAGCTCCCCGGCAGCAATTCCACCAGCCTGTATTCCGACGCCGACCTGACGCGGTTCATCAACACGGCGCGCGGGCAGGTCGCCGGCGAGGGCGAGTGCATCCGCGTTCACGGCACGATCTCGACTGTGGTTGGTCAGGAGTCTTACCCGTTCTCCGGCATCAATGTCGGCGTGCCCGCAACTACCGGCGTGCAAGGCGTGATCAACATCCAGAGCATGCATTACGTCGCCGGCAATGGGCAGTTATGGCTGACGCCGCGCCCGTGGCCATGGTTCTCGCTGTACAACCGCAACAATGCCGCGCCGCAACCTGGTCCGCCGAAGGAGTGGGCGCAATATGGTCAGGGCGCGGCTCCGAGCGGCGTCGCCAACACCACCGTGAACGGCGGGTCGTTCTACGTCTCGCCGCTGCCGGACGACATCTACCAGCTCAATTGCAACACGGTCTGCTATCCGCAGGCACTGGCGGCCGATAGCGATGTCGAGGCACTGCCGTACTTCTGGACCGATGCGGTGCCGTTCTTCGCCGCCTATTTCGCCCTGATGTCGGCGCAGACCAACGCTCGCATGGCGGATGCCGCGCAGATGTACAAGGGGCATTACAACGAGTTCATGTCGCGGGCACGCAACCAGTCCAACCCGAGCGTCAATAGCTGGATTTACAGCCAGGCCGGGGATCCCGCGCAGGCGCAGAAGATGGGCATCAAGGCGGGAGGTGCCCAATGATCACCGACGCATTTGAATATCTCAAACAGACGGAGCGCTTCTTACGCGAGCAGAAGCAGCAGTTTGAGAATCCGGCCGATCTTCTTTCTTATATCAACCGTGCTCGGCGAGAAGTGGCTGGCCGCACGCAATGCATCCGCCGCCTGACGCCGATCTCCGGGCAATGCGTGTCGGTGCAAGTGCTTACCGGCGGCAGCGGCTATGTTAATCCAGTGGCGACGATCACGACGCCCGATTTCCCCAGTGGAATATTGCCAAGCCCTAACGGGAGGCAGGCCACCGCTGGCGTCTCGATGAACGGCGGGGTGATCACGGGCATCGACATCAACGATGGTGGCGACGGGTATTTTCAACCCATTATCACGATCACCGATGCGTCCGGGCCAGGCGCAGGTGCAACGGCTACTGTTGCGATATCGCCGATCAACACTTTAAACATCGGACAAGAGGTCTATCCATTCTCGAGCATTTACCTCGGCAATTGGCCGGGCGTGGACTCGGTGCATGCGATTAAATCAGCCAGCGTGATCTACGCAAATTACCGCTACATGCTGCCAATGTATGCCTTTAGCACCTACCAGAGTCAAATTCGGCAGTACCCGTTCCAGTACCAATATGTACCAACTTTCTGCTCGCAATTCGGTCAGGGTGCGGGCGGATCGTTTTATGCGTACCCGTTACCTTCACAGACTTACCAGTGGGAGTTCGACTGCTTCTGCTTGCCGACCGACATGACGCTGGATAATTCGGTTCCGGAAGCAATCCCGCAGCCGTGGACCGATGCCGTGCCGTATATGGCGGCGCAGCTTGCTTACATGGAACTCCAGAATCTGAACATGGCAAAATATTACCAAACCGAATTCGATCGGATGACCCTTGGTTATTCGTCACAGGCTAGACCGGGGCGGGCGATAAATCCCTACGGAAGAGTCTGATGATAGAAGCCTCCCAGCCCCAAGGCGATCAGCCGACGCCTTACACCCCCGCCGGTCCGCCCGACCCGCTGATCTTCGAGGCTTTCGAGGGTATCAACACCGCGACGCTGCGCCCGGGTGTCGACGACAAGCAGGCCGCGTGGCTCGACGGCTTGATGCCGCTCGGGCCGGGCCGGAATTTGCGGACGATGTGGGGGGTCGCTCCGGCGCTATTCACGCCGCCCGACAACGACCGCGTGGTTTTTTTCGACTTCTTCAACATCGGTACCACGCCCTACATGCTGGTGGTGGTCAACACCGGCGAAATTTATGCGGTCAACACCAATACCGGATCTTATTCGTCGATCGCTCCCGACGGCACGATCCATAACCCGGTCCGGGTAAACATGGGGCTCACCCAGTACGGCGCCAAGTACGTCCTGATCGTTGCCCAGCAGACCAATGGCTATTTCATCTGGGATGGCACGACGTTTTACAGCCCGGGAGCCTCGTTCGGCGGCGGTGTTATCCCGCTTGCGATTAGCGGCACCGCGATCGAGATTTATGCCGGTCGGGTGTGGATTGCCAACGGTCCGACGATCACCTTCAGCGTGCCGGGCTCGGTGATCGACTTCTCGTCCGGCAACGGCGGCGGCAATTTCACCTCGAGCGACAGCTTCCTGCGCGTCGCCTACATCCAGCTGAAACAGACCAATGGATTTTTGTATCTGATCGGCGATTCCAGCGTCAACTATATTTCCGGCGTCAACACCTCGGGCTCGCCGCCGGTGACGACGTTCACCAACCAGAACGCCGATCCGGAAGTTGGCTCGCCGTGGCCGGCTTCGGTCGATGTGTTCAGTCGCAATATCCTGTTCGCCAATGCCTTCGGTGCCCACGTTTCCTATGGCGGCGCGGTGACTAAGATCAGCGACATGCTGGATGGCATCTATAATACTGTACCGAATTTCGGTAATATCAATCCATCGGCGGGCAAGGCGATCATCTTCGGCAAGAAGTGCTGGATGCTGCTGCTGCCGATCATCGATCCGGTGAAAGGCCAGCAGGTCAACAAGCTCCTGCTCTGGAATAGCAAGATATGGTGGGCATCCGAGCAGGACGTCCCGCTGATCTATATCCAGCACCAGGAGATCAATTCGGTTCTGACTTGCTATGGCACTGACGGCGGGTCGGTCTATCAGTTGTTCGCGCAACCTTCGACCGCCTTTAAGAAGACAGCCCAAACCAAGCTATGGGACAAACCGGGTGGGTATCAGTTTACGAAATGGGTGACCCGGTTGTGGGGCATCGTTCAGTATTACAGCAATCTGTCTCCCACGCTTAATATTTCGATCGACAACGAAGTAAGTTCGAATTTGAACGCCATCACTACTGTCCCCGATGCCGTTGAGTGGGTTAACAATCTTGGTGCCGTGGTGACATGGCTGAATAATCTGGGGCAACCGGTTCAATGGCTTTCCAGCGGTGTGGGATATTCGGTGCTGGCTCCCGAAGCGGTAAGTCAGTCCGGGGTGCTGACCGGGTTTACAATTTCGACGAATGCCGCTGATATGGCGATTGTGTCGATGATGATTCAGGATACGATCGCCGGAAATCGAGGGTAAAGAATGTCTTATAGCCTTACCCAATTCGCTAATAGCCCCGGCCCGGATCAGCTGTCGGCGCTGGACAATAATTTCAGTACGCTCAGTGCCGCCGATACCATTGCTTGTGCAATCGCCGGTACCAATACGCTGACGCTGACTCAGAATGCTGCGGGACTGGTGCCGTCGGCAACATTAGCCGCTTACAGCAATTATATGCTGTTCACCGGCGTGGCTTCGGCGACCAATACCAGCGCCGTGACGGCAACGGTCGGATCGCTCGGCGCGTTGAATGTCTACAAGGACACACTTGCCGGGCCAGCGCTGCTGACGGGCAATGAAATCATAATCGATAACGCGATCAGTCTGCGCTACGATTCGACGTTGAATAGCGGGACTGGCGGTTTCCATCTTACCTCGTCCACCGCGAACGTCAGCACGGCGATTTCCCCTTCATCGGTGCAGGTCAATGGCGGGGCGACGCTGACCAACTGGCTGACGGGTAACTCGCCGACCCTAACGTTCACGGCGACGCCGGGACTGACAACGCAGGATCAGACTTTCACCCTGACCGCTCTGGCCGCCGCCGCGGCAGCGTCGCTCCCCGCGCCCGGCGACTTCCTCGCGGTCAGTCCGTCATCGGTGGCTGCCGCAGGCGTGTCGTACCAGGCGTTCGCCGGCTCGCTCGCCTCGCTGAGTTCGACGACGTCGGTGGTGACCGTCACTATCCGGCTGTCTAACCTTGCTTCTGCCAGCCTCGCATCCAACAGCGGTATTTATCGCTGGAAAGCCGAGAGGTTCACGCCTTGAGCGGGCTGGCCAACCTTTTCAACGTCCCGCGCACCGAGGATGAGCGGGCGGCGTGGTCGTTCTCGCACATGGCGCACCATCGCGACATCAACGCTGCGATTTACAGGCTTCTCGCGGTCGCACTTCCAGAGTATATCCTTGACCCGATCGATCCGAACGACAGCGGGCAATGGGAGTACCAGCATCAGCTTATGCATGATAACGAAAATGCGATCCTTGGAATCCAGGGACAGGATCTAACGGGCATCGACTGGAAGAACCCACAAATACTCGAGGCGTGGGTTTTCCTGAACGCAAACGAACATTATCAGGCGGCAGAAATATTACTCATAGGATGAACGTGAACATGGCAGAAGCAGCGGTAAAAGAAATCGATCACGTCCCGGCGCCGACCCGCCGCTTCGAGCTGGCCGATCTCAGCCAGCATGGCGCGTGGCTACTGAAGCGGTTTTCCGCCAAATTTCCCGACATGACCGACAATACGATTGCCGGGTATCTGCGCGGGATACTTTTCAGCAACGAGCATTTGTTTTTGTATCAGGACAATGCGGTTGGTCTCGCGCAGCTGGTTTACAGTCCCGGCATTCGTCCGGTGAAAGTCGTGCAGGAACGGTTCGTCTGGATCAAGGATCGCAATAACAAGGAATGGTGCGAGAACGCGGCCGACTTCTACTCGGAGATGCAGGCGTGGGGCAAGCGGCAGGGTGCTGAGCGCCTTATCGCTTGCGAAGACACCGACGTGCCGAAGGCGATGATCGAGGCGAGGATCGGTCGCCTGTTCGACACCAAGATCAGCCACGCGAGGATATGATGGACCTTGACCAGATGGTTGCCGAGCACCCGGAGATGTTCACTGGGCTGTATCGTCTCGGCGAGGCGCGAGCAAAACCGGCGATCACCTATCAAGTCGAGACCGTCAAGGCCGTGCAGGACGAGGGCCTGGCGCTGCTCGATCTCCACTACGACGAGATCGCGCAGTTCAAGGGCGTGCAGAAACTCGACCCGGATTGGGATTTCTATTACCGGATCGAGGCGCAGGGCAAGTTGTGGGTGCTGACGGCGCGGGCCGGCGGACAGATGATCGGCTACACCGTGATGATGCTGTCGAGCGACCCGCATTACCGCAAGTTGATGCGGGCAACCGAGGATATCCATTTCATCCTTCCCGAGTACCGCAAGGGACTGACCGGCTACCGGATGCTGGCCAAGACCAAGCAGGCCATGAAGGAAAAGGGCGCCCGTACCGTCACTTTCCGGACCAAGGCCAATGCGGACCACGGCCTGCTGTTCGAGCGGCTGGGTGGAGTTTTGCACGATCTGGTGTATACGATTGTTCTATAGGAGCGTGCTATGGGCGATACCGTCGGACTGGCAGTGGATGCGCTAAGCAGTATTGCTGCGCCAGCGGCCGAAGCGGCGCCGGCAGCTGCGGGCACCGGTGCGGGAATCGCCGATATCGTGGGCACGGGTGCTGGCCTCGCGGGGGGTGCCACGGGGCTCGAAGGCACGCTTCTCGCCGGCGGCTCCGGGCTAGGCCTTGCGGACCTCGCGGCGGGCACGGCCGGCCTCGGCGCGGCAGGTACTGCGGCTGATTTCCTGGCTGCCCCTGGCGCTACCGGGCTGGCGGCAGGTGCTACAACCCCGATCGGCGGTGCCGCGGCCGATGCGGCGGCCAGCACGGCTGCTTCCACCGGCCAAGCCAGCGGTATTGCCGACCTTGTTCCGGGAGGCGGTCCGGGAGCACTGGGGGCTGCGGTGCCGACCCCCCAGCCGACGGCGGTCGGGGGAGTCACGGGGTCCACCAACCTTTCCGGCACGGGCACGAGCCTTCCTGGAGGCAGTACGGGGGTGGCAGGGACTTCCGGCGTGGGAGCAACCCCCAGCGCGATCCCGAGCGGTTCTGGCGGCGCCGCAGGCATCGCCGGACCTGCCGGAGCAACACCCGTGGATGCCACCTCCGCAGCGGCCGGTACCGGCCCTGGCGCAGCAGCACCGACCGCGGCGGCTCCTTCCTCGTCGATCGACCAGTTGCTGCAGAAAGCAGGCAATTCCATCACCAGCAACCCGCTCGGCATTGCGCTGGGAGCCGCCGGTCTCGGGTACAACATCTATTCGGGCCAGAAGAACACGGCCAACCAGAAGGCGCTGACGGCCGATGCCAACGCGGCAACCGCGAATTCGAACCAGATGGTGCAATCCGGCGAGGCTTTGCAGCAATATCTGACCAGCGGCACCTTGCCGCCGGCCTATCAGCAGCAGGTCGATCAGGCGATCGCGGATGCCAAGACTTCGGCAATCTCGAACGCGGCGCAGCAAGGCCAGAATACCGACCCGACCCAGAACACCGCGCTGGCCGCGACACTGGCCAAGATCGATGCTTCGCGAGCAGGCATGCAGACCCAGGTGGCAACGCAGCTGTTCTCATCGGGCACCAGCCTCGTTCAATCCGGCGCGACGGCGGCCGGGCTGTCCGGGCAGCTATTCCAGGCGCTGGTGCAGAACGACACCACGCAGGCGGCGAATACCGGCAAGGCGATCGCCACGCTGGCGGCTGCCCTCAACGGCAAGTCGTCGAACAGCGCCGGCGGCATCACGATCAGCACCGGGTAACCAATGCCGGATGTACAGCCCCAGGATGCCGCTGCCGACAAGCCTTCGCCCGCGATTGCCGATCTCGCGCCGGCCGCGGATGACAAGTCGGTGTCGGGACTGGTTTCCAGCCTGACCGACTTGCAGCGCAGCAAGGTTGCGACTGATACCCGGCTTGAAGGCGAATTCAACAGCCAGCAGTCCCGGGACCGGGTGGTGCGCAATCAGGCTTTCCAGCTCGAAGGCGTGGCGGCGTCCGAGATCCCGAAACCGTGGGACGCCGAGAAGGAGCACAAGAAGCGCGAGAGCAATCCGATCGAGGCATTCGGCTCCGCTGGCGGCCTGTTCGCCATGGTGGCGTCGGCGTTCACCAAGGCGCCGATGGAAAACGCCATCAACGGCATGGCCGGCGCGGTGACCTCGATCCAGAATGCCAACGAGAAGGATTACGAGCGCGCCTATGACGCGTTCAAGACCAATGTGAAACTGGCCGAGCAGCGCTTCAAGACCCAGCACGAGCTTTACAGCGACGCGCTCAGTCTGCAGTCGGCGGATGCGGCGGCATCGGCGGCGAAATTCCACAATGCTGCGACCAAGTTCGGCGACCAGCAGATGCTGATGCTGGCCGAGCACGGCATGATCAAGGAAATCTACGAGTTGCAGTCGGCCCGCGCCAAGGCCAACGAGGATATGGTCAAGGCAGCCGACTCGATCGACCTGCATACCATCCAGAAAGCGGCGGTCGATGCGGTCAAGAAGGGGTTCACGCCCACCGATGATCCGGCAATGGACAAGGTGCAGCTCGCAGCCTCGATCTATCGGATTTACAGCGGGCAGGGCAAGGTTCAGTCGGCCGAGCAGGAAGCAGTCGGCAAGTACGTCAACGCGCATATGAACCAGGAGCCGAACGGGTTTGCGGAAGGGTTGGCGCAGATTCATCAGCAGTTCAGTGCGAAGGCGCCGAACATCGAGGGTTACCAGAATGCCAAGGAAAATTGGCAAACCAACCATCCCGGCGAGACACTGTCAGCGGACGAGGATGCGAAGCTGCTACAGCAGTTCGGACTGACCCTCCGCCCCGGCTCAACCGGGGGAGGGAATTCACAAAGTTCGCAGGCGAGAAAAACTCGCGCGATCGAGGAAATTCAGAAAAAGCACGCCGACGAAGGCAAGCCTGTTACGATTGCGGAGGCTGAGAAAGAATACAACAAAACCGTGCAGGTGCCGACCGCGCACGATACCCATCAGGATGACGTGCAATACGCCAAAGCCGAGCGTATGGAGCACACCATGGATCAGATGGATGAACTGCTTCTCAAACACAAGGCGCTCACCGGTATCGGAGGTACACTCACTCGCCCCGTCGAAGCGATCAGCAACATTCTTGGGTCGAACGAGACCGATCGCAAGCAGTTTCAGCGTTTCGCAACCGAGCTAAAGGAATGGGGGCAGTCTGTTGTCAACGATCGTACCGGGCGTCCGTTATCTTCAGAAGCCAGGGATGCAGCGGTTATTTTCGCCGGGCTCAATCCAGGCGATACGTCTGCTAATACGATCCGCGCCATCGTCGAACTTCGCCCGGTTATTCGAAAAATCAAGGAAGACATCAAAGCGCGCGGACAAGGCCGAGGTCCTGTATCGGGCGGAGGCGAATCGCCGACACCCCCGAAAGAAGAAAATTTGCAAGATCAGCCTTGGCTTAAAGACCCGGTGAAACCCTGATGGATGATTTAGGTTTAGACACGCAAGGTATGTTATCCGGTGACCCCGGCGCTGCGCCCGCGTTCGATCTCGGCGGCGAGACAACCAAGAGCAAGGATTTGCCGCAGATATCTTCGGCACAGGACTACACAGCATTGCCGGCCGGCAAGTCGTATCTCGACCCGCAAGGACAGAAGCGATTCAAGCCGATTCGCAACAAGCAGGATTATCTGTCGGTGGAAGAAGGTGCCGAGTACGCTGACCCAACCGGCAACATCCGCACCAAGCCGAAATATGAGAGCATCGACTTCACGCCGCAGACCCTGTTCGACATCGCGCATTCCGACAAGGGCCGGAAGAAAGTGCTTGAGAAATACTACCCGGGCAAGGTGCGCGATGACCCCGCCGGCGGTTTCATTATCGAGGACGAGGACGGCAAGCTGCGCAAGCCCGGTCGGGGTGCTACTGCGGCCGGCGGGTTCCTTGCATCTGAGGTAATCCACACGGTGCTTGCTGGCGGCGGGGCTATCATAGGCGGTGCGGTCGGATCGGCGGTCGGTACCCCCGGAGTCGGCACCGCTGTCGGAGGCGCGGCCGGAGCCGGGTATGGCGGCTATATGGCTTCGCGGTTCAACGACACGATCTCGCAGCTTGCTGGTGTATACGACGATGAAGGCGCTACTGAGGATGCAGTTATTAGTGGTGTATTTTCCGCTGTCGGCGATGTCGGCGGGCGCGCATTGTCGGCAGCCGTACCCGGAGCCAAGGAAGCTGCGAAAGCCGCAGGACGCGGCGCATCCAAGACAGTCAACAAATTTCTAGGCAGCAATCCTGAAGGCGTGGAAACTGGGTTGAATATTGCTTCGCAGGGCGAGCAGCCTGGTGCTGGTCCGTTCGGGCTGTCCAAACCGGGGACGGCGGTGTCGCCGTCGGCGATGTTTGAATCCTCGCCACATCTGACCAACGTCGCCGAAATTCTGCAGCAGAAATTTGACAAGTCGGATACCTATCTCGCCAATGCCGAGAAGTTCATGGACAAACGCGCCAAGGACATTCTTGCGAGCAAGGATATCGGATCGATCATCGAGGACTCGGTGGTACATCCCAAAGCGGCGGTGCCGACCGAGAAAGCAGGCCTTCTGCTCAAGGACTCCTACCACGCTAAGATCATGCAGGAGTCGGCTGAAGCCGATGCACGTCTACAAGCGGAACTGGCGAATCGCCGCGCAGCGGTCGAAGCCAAACACGCACCAGCGATCGAAGCCGACCGCGCTCGCAACGAGGGCATTGTCAGAACCGCTGAGCAGGCCAAGGCGGCTGCGGACGCGCTGGTGCAGGATGGCTTGCGAACAACCGAGCGGCAAGCGGCTGATGCAATCCGGGTAGCGCAAGTCGGGCACAACGCCGGAGATCTCTGGCGCACGGTGGCAGAAAGCTTTGTCGCGCTTCGTCGCAGTATAGGCCAGCGCGCCACCGGTATGTATGGCGATGCCCATGCGGTATCAGGTGGTCTTGTTCCTCCGGGCGCGGAAGGCCTGGCTCCGCGTGCGCAGGCGCTTCTCGATCAGTTACCGGAAGGTTTTGCAGCCTCGCATCCGACCATCGTTCGGCGCATCGCCGCCATGGCGGGAGAAGTCGGCGAGAACGGCGAGGTGGTGCGGGAGCCGGTAAGCGCGGCATGGACCGAGTTGCACGAGTTGCGCACCATGATCCGGCAGGACATCAAGTGGAACGACTTATCATCCGACGTCAAGAACGGCGCGCTCAAGCACATGCAGAACGGCATCGACGAGGTGCTGCATTCGGTCGAGAACCAACCTGAGTTGCGCGAGGCGTCTCGCCTGTTGCGACTGGCCGACGATTTCTACCGTGAGAACATGGGTCCGCTTAACAATGCTCAAATAAAGGCATTGGTGAAAGCACTCGATAGCGGCCTACAGGCTGATCCGAAGGCGCTATTGGATATCGCGATCAAGGATGGCAAGACCGAAGTGGCAAACACGATCCGAAACACGGTTGGGCCGACGACATGGGACGCCATGCGTGGGGCTGACGTGATCGAGATGTTGTCGCAGTCCCGGCAACTGGACGGCTCGATAGACGCGCTGAAATTCGCCAAACAAGTCGGGGACCGCTTCCAGAATGGTGTGCTGGGCGTGCTGCACGGCGAGCAGGGTGGCGGACGGCTTCAGAAGCAGGCAATGGAGATCATGCAACTGCGCGGCAAACTGCCTATTGCGCCGCGACCCGGAGACACCGCCAACGACGTCATTTTGCGCGCTAGAGCGGCTGCTGAGGATGCGAAGAACCTGGCAAAGACGGACCCGCTGAAGGCCATGCAGAACGAGATGAAGCAAGTCGAGGCAGCGATGAAGAAAGAAGCTGCGGCCGGTAAAAAACCTGATCCCTTGGCATTCCTGGATAACGCGACCGTCGGTGCTAACGCAGCGGTGGATCGCATTCTCGGTGATCCTGATTTGATTGTGGCGGCGAGCCGGGCGTTCAAAGGCGGGGAGCGATCGCCCGAATTCCAGCTGATGCGGCAGGTATGGGCTGAGCGCTTCATGCGGGAAGCCGGCCTCGAGCCCGGCGAGAAGCTGGCCAAGACTTCGCCCGAGATACAAGCCTTGATGTTCCCCGGGGTGACCCTAGACGACATGCACATGCTGGCCAAAGAGATGAAGCTGTTGATGAGTGGGCACACCATGCAGGGCGGCGACGTAGCCGGCGGCATGATGGCGCAGGCGGCCGTCGAGAACCCGTTTGGGAGGGCTTCTGGGCTCGGTAAAGTCGCTGGCCCTATGAAAGTAGTCCCCGGAGCCAATTTTGGCGCCCGTGCCGCTCTGACGGCATATTACAACACGATCAGGGGCGTCCTAACATCGCCATCGACTTTGAGATGGCTGCGGAAGGGGCTAGGGTCGCGTGATCCTGCCGAGCGGGAAGCTGCGCGGACCGAGTTAAGCGCCGCCCTGCAACGCGGCGGGGCGATGGGTGCTGTTGTCGGTGAGAACATGGGCGAGTTTGAGAAGCAGCCGGATACCGGAGTTTTGAATTGACCGACTTTACCGATGAGATGGACAAACTGGCCGCCAGCCTCGCCAAGGACGCCAATATGGCCGAGAAGGCGTTCGGGGACCGCCTTGACGCGTTCAAGGCGCTAATGCCGTACTATGCCCTGCTCCTGAAGAACAAGGGCGGGGATAAGCCGGACGAGGACGACCTGCCCAATTTCGACAATTTCACGGCCAGTATCCACAACACGGAGAACGACGATGGCGAAAGAGAACCCGGGGTTCGAGATCGTCGGCGGAACGGAAACTGAAGCTGCGCCGCAGGCCTCGAGCGTCCAGATTGCCATGCTGACACTGGCGCTGAAAGCGCTTTCCCAGCGGGCGCTGGTCGCGATCGCCGACCTGTTCACGCTGCTGACGGTGGGCTCGGCATTCTGGCTATGGAGTTCAATTCCGGCGCCAAACGACCGCCAGATCATCGCGCTGTCGATCTATGCCTGCTTTGTGTTAGCAGCGAACTACATCGTAAGGAGAAAGTGATGCGGAAGCTCCTCGCAGCATGGCTGCTGATTATGTCGGCCATGTTCGGTCCGGCAGACGCGCAGCAAGTCAACATGTACTGGAATACGGGAGGCACTGGCTTCTCGGCATGGCAACCGGTATCGGCGGCAAATCCGTTGCCGATTTCAGGATCGTTCAGCGCTACGGGCTTTCCGGGTACCACGCAAACCACCGGCACCCCGATTTCGGTCACGACCGGCGGCGTTACCGGCACACTTCCTGCGGGCACCGTCGTCGTTGCTTCCAACGTCGGCACTACCAATAATGCTTATTGCAAACTCGGCGCGTCGGCCACGACGTCCGACCAGTTGATCGCTCCCAACTCGTGGTTCGGATTCACCGTCGGGTCGAACACCCAGTTGACTTGCATCACATCGACATCCACCACGACCGTCAACATGGTTGGCGGCGCTGGATTGCCGACGGGAGCAGGGGGCGGGGGCGGATCGGGCGGCGGCGCGGTCACGCTCGCTTCTGGTGCCGTCGCTTCCGGTGCATATTCATCAGGTTCGATTGCTAGTGGAGCATTTGCGTCTGGCTCGATCGGATCGGGGGCAGTGGCGTCCGGTGCGATTGCCTCGGGAGCGGTGGCAAGTGGCGCCGTTTCAGCCGGGGCGCTGGCAACAGGCGCCGCTGTCGATGGCTGGGATATAACGCAAGGCACCAAGAGCGACGCGGCCTGCGCCTCCGGAGCGACCACGCCATGCTCTGTCGAGGCTCGTCTTGCCCATATCGAAACTCTGGCGGCGGCAGCGATTCCGTGTCTCGCCGGGACAGCGTTCAATACCAATGCCGCGATTACGACGGGAAATGTGGGCGCAACTAACTGCGACGTGAACGGAGGTCTTTACGTCAACCTCGGGACGCAATTAGGAACCGCCGGGACGGCCAATGCCAAGGTGTTGAGCGTTCAGGGCATCGCGTCAATGACGCCGATCTCCGCAAATATCGCGCAGGTGAATGGCGTCACGGTCCTGACCGGAACTGGCGCAACCGGAACCGGCGCGCAGCGCGTAACCGTTGCAACGGATCAGGCGACTAATGCGGGGGCGGCTCTTAACCTCGGCGGCGTCGGCGTTGTCAATGGGGGCAACTATTATGTCACAGTAGCGGCCTCGCAGACCGCGCAAGTGCTGCAATCCTCGACCGGAGCGACGGGAGATTATCTCTCACATTGTGTGATTCAGCCTACTACTACATCAGCGGGCACCGTTATCATTTATGATAACGCCACGACGATTTTCACTTTTACAATTGGAACGCTTTCGAACCTCGTTCCATTCACAATTCCGGTTGGCGCGGTCAGCAGAAGCGGCGCCTGGAAGGTGACGACTGGAGCGTCGGAAACCGCGACTTGCGTTGGAAAGTTCTCCTGATGCTGCCAGATCGTATCATCGCGGGCCTGCTCGCATTCGCGCTTGTCTGGTTCCCGCCGCTTGCCTTTGCGCAGTCGGCTGTCCTGAATGGATTCCCTCCGGGGGTTTTCCAGAACCGGGCGGCGATGGATGCCCCGGTATCTGCCCCCTATACCGGACCCGGCGATGTCGTCAGTGGGGCGACTTTCTGGGGCAGTTGCGCACGAGTCTATAACGCAGCTTCGGCGAGCACTTCGACTTCGCTCTGCGATCTGGTTTCGTCATCGGCCCCAACGACTGTGCTTTGCACATTGCGAGGAACTTCCGCAGGAACCGTCGATCTAACGGCCTATTGCACTGGATTAGTTACGCCTGCTGCACTTTGTGCCCTGCAAACCGGAGGAGTCTGCAATGTCTCCCAGATTTACGATCAAAGCGGCAGTGGTCATCCCGTTTCAATAACAACGGCGGCCAATCAGCCGGTACTTTCATTTAGTCTTGTCAACGGATTGCCGGGTCCGGTTGGGTCCAATGCAAACGGTACTGTGCTTGTTTCGGCTGGAAACGTCTTGCCTGCATCTGCGCCCTACACAGAAACTGCGGTCTATGAAAGGACAGGGAGTTTTACGACTAGCCTGGCGGCAGTCGGGTTTACTGGAACGCCCGCCACCATCGGCCCGAATAGTTCAGCTAATTCTGCTAGACTAAACACTCCAAGCGGCACCATCACAGCAACAGCAAATGATAGCGCTTTCCATGTTGTTCAAGGCGTATTTGCTACTGGAACATCAAATTCAATTCTTAATGTAGACGGCACATCCACGACCGGGACCACTACGCCATCCACCATTGCTGTATCGATTAGAATGTTCACCGGGAACGGCTCCAGTTCCATTACCGGTCCTGTGATGGAAGGCGGTTTCTGGCCCCTAGCATTTACGACCGGAAATCTTCACAGCATGTGCCTTAATATGACCGGAGCCTACGGCCTCTCATCAAGCGGATGTTAAAGTGAAGCGTTTCCTTCTCACGTGTTTGCTCCTGCTTGCTCCGGTTTCAGCAAAGTGAAGCACCTCTCCCGCCGCGATTTCGTCCACGCCGGCTGCACGGTAGCCGCAGCAACCCTCACGCCGTCCATTATCGATAAGGCTGAAGCCTATTTCCCGCATGGCGTTGTTGCTTCAACCGTGAATAATAATCGCGTCACGATCAATCCAGACAACGGCTACGCCAATCTCGCCAAGGGGTTCACCTGGAACGTCGATCCGACCAACCAGAGCTCGGACGGCTATCCCGTAACGACGCCATCGGTCGCATGGCTTGCCAATATATCCATGCCCGCTGGATACTATGGTAACTTCGTCTGGAAGTGGTCCGGCCAAGGTTCGCAACAGTTGCAGTGCGGTCCTGCCATCTGCGTATCAACAAACACCACTATTCTTCCGAGTACATTCCTGAGCAACGGCGATTTTGCAGGCGGCAGCCTCACCATCATTGGTCAGTCGGCTCCCCGCACCGTCTTGGCCTTCGGCTGGAATATTCAGTCCATTAGTCAGGGTACAAGCAATGGCTCCGGCGGATTCCTGATCCGCGTCAATGTCAAGTCTGGCTATCTCGCGCTTGGCGGTGGCAACGGGTCTACAATTCAGATAGCGGGTTGCAACTCAAATACGGGTGCCAACAACACCGGAACATCAACCTGGACGATCACCAATTCAACACCAGCATCGGCGTATTTTGAACTCGCGGGATCGCTGTTCACCAACGCTCAAGCCAGTGCCGCTGGGCAGGCTTACTATGCCGCGATCAATCTCGACCTCTATATGTATAATTCCGGCACCTTCTCCGGCATGTCGAATCTGGTGTGGTGCGAGAGTGCAAACGAAACACCAATCGCCAACGGTCAAATCGTCGATCCGGTTCTGGTAACCCAGCTTCAAACCCTGATGGGCACGCCGGGTGGCGTAGGTCGAGGTAATCCCGGCTGGCTGCGATTCATGAATCAGTCGCAGGTTCTAGGTTCTAGTTTCGAGGGAGATTTTGCACAGCGCTGTCCCTCGACATACCTCTATTATCCGGCGTCTCAGGGACAATTCCGAAATGGCTACTGGGTTGGTTCAATTACCAACGGCGGCAGCGACGCTTATACCTGCTCGAATCCGTCGTTCTCTACCAGTAGCGGCTGGACCGGAGCCTATCAGGATGGTGAGATTGTTCAGGGCCAATGGGTAACAACCAACACGGGCGTCAATCCAACAATCGCTGTCGGCGGTCGCGCCACCGTTCCGATTTTCAATCAGTACTTTTACCCGCAACTGATCAGTTTCTCCCAGCCTGCCGGCGGGCAAACGGTTGCCTCGGGAACCTACAATAGTGGGACCGGCGCTGTATCGCTGACGCTGGCGGCGGGTGTCAGTGGGGCTACGATAGCGTCAGGCGATTCGATCACGGTGACGTTGACCGGAACAGGATCGGTCGCAACCATCAATGGAGCGTACACGGCAACGGCAGGGACCACCGGGACCACGGTTAATTTCACGGCGGCTACGGGCCTCACACTGACCATTACGGGCGGAACGTTCAGAGACCACACCGCAGGCAACGGACTTACGATTGCTATCCAGTTCAGTGCACCATGGACCTCGCCGCAACTACATGGCGGAACGCCATACGTATTCACCTACACTACCTCGACATCCGGCCACTTCGGAGACGACACCGTATTCGCCTCCACGCTGGCCGCGAATATTGATTTTGCGATCGGCAACGATGCCACGCTCGCCGCTGGCGGTATCGACCACGGCAATGCCGGAGGTGGACAAGTTATCATCGTTCCGCAACCGGCACAGGCCGGCGCGTTAACGATCACCTATTCGTCAGGTCCAAACATCTATACGATTATCCGAATAAACCCGTCCGCGTTCACGTCAGGCCACAATGTCACGCTGATCTACAAATACTTGCTCGGCGGCTTCGTGCTCTCATCAGTACCGGGATTGCTTCAGAGCCTTCCTTACGAGTGGATTGCGCAGCTTTGCAATCAGGTTAATGCGAACTGCTGGTATAATTTCGGGGATACCAAGGGAGCATTTGTCACCGCCGTTACCAACTTCTTCGCCCCGAACAGCGGAAATTTCAATTCTGGCCTCAAGTTCGGATTTGAGCCGTGGAATGAAATCTGGGATTCCGCGGGCAATCCGGTCTATGGCTTTCTCAATATCCTTGGTGAAATTCTTTCGATCGGCAACGTTTCCAGCAACTCTGCGGTCTACAGCTACGCGGCACTTCGAACAGTACAATATTCAGCTCTTGCCAGGGCAGCATGGGCTTCTGGCGGGGGCGTTGCCAATAATTTTTATGTGTTTCAGCCAAGCCAGGTTGGCGCTGGCGTTTCGGGCGCTTCTTTCGATCAGTATCAACTGCAAGGCGCCAATCTAAATTATAATACCAAGACTGTTCTCGCGAGTTACGGGGGCCTCAATGGCGTGGCCGGATCGACGGCGCCGGTATCGACCAACTATGCCGCGTCTCCAAATCGTCCGATAGACATCACCAACGCTACCGGATGCGCGCCCTATTGGGGATGTCCGTTCCTAGGCGGCAACGATCCCACCGCAAGCAACATCAACGGGACCGTCGCGCAAAATGCGACGATGCTTGCGCCAGCGCTTAACTATGCCAACGGATCCACGGCGACTGCCTTTGCTGAAATGGTTAGCATGTTCACCACTAACGTGTCCGGACCTAGCGGGTCTGGCCTCGCTGGATTTGAACCTGGCGGATACTATGTTGGCACCATCTTCCCGCAGGAAGAGACGTTATGCGCCTCCTACGATAATAGCGTCTCAACCGGCGTTCGATATAACAGCCTGCCAAATCTGGCTCAGATGCATTATGAGGGTGGTCCACAGTGGGGCTGCGGCGTTAACGGCGTAAATGGCATCAATAGCGTCAACGCGGCCGATATTGCTGCTTTAGCCGCGCGCTTCATTGCGCTCGGTTGGGGTACAAGTTCTCCGAACCTGAGTTCCTACACCCTGACCGGAAATCCAACGGTTAGTTCCGGGACCTACAATAGTGGCACGGGGCAGGTTGTCCTAACGCTCGCGACCGCAATCGCGGATTCCGGCGCGACCGACTCCGTTGTCATGTCGCTGACCGGGACCGGATCAATCTCAAGCTTGAACGGAACCTTCACGGCAGCGATAACCAATGGAGGAATAACCGTTACCTACACGGCGGCGACCGGCCTTACCGTGACAATCACGGGCGGAACGGTCCTCGATATAACCGCAGGCGCGACTGAACTCGCAACAAAGCTTGTTACCCTATGGCAGGCTTGGAAGTACGATGCGTCCTATGGTAACTTCATCCAGACCTATTATTATGCGGCTCTTACGACAATTAGCGGGGCCAATCGCGAAACGCGCGGGGCGCAATATCTTATGGGTGGGCAGAACCAATGGTGTCTGTGGCCGGGCGGATATTCTGCTCCAAATCAATATACCAGCTACAATGCGATTGCGAACTACAACGCCTAGCCGACGCGCAGGGCCAGCAGCTCCGTCCCCACGCTACCCCACGTATCCATCCCCGCCAAGCCCTTTTGGGAGGGGTAGATCGGTTAAAACCACGACGACTTGGCTACCCCTGCCGATCGAAATATCAAAGTTCATCATTTTCATTTCGCCATGACCGGCGCGGCGTTGTCGTTTGCTTCCGGCTTGTTCGGATTGCGCGGATCAAACTTATCCTTGAGCGTACCCTTCTGCATGGGAACGCCTCGCAACCGCTCCAGGATCAGATCGTTATCGTTTTTCATGGCTGGTCCCAAGGGCGCGTGACAAACGTCTTGGTGTCTCTGCTTGCGGCGGTGAGGGTGCGGGTCATGCTCGTTTCTCCAATCCTTTAAGCACCTTCTCCACCGAGGCATCGCCCGGATCCCGGCCGTGCAGTACCCATTCGCGCACCGTCGTGTAGGACCGGCCGAAGTGGCGAGCCAGGTCCGCCACCCTCATATTGCGCCGTCGCATCACCGCTTTCAATCGCTTCTGCAGGGTCATGGCTCAACCCTGCTTGAAGAAGCTGTCGAGCATGCCGGCGAGCTCGGGATTGGCGGCTGCCGGCTGCCCTTGGGCGATGCCGAAAGAGCCTGCACCTCCTGAAGCAGCGGTGGCCGACCCGCCTTGAGTATTGCCGGGATGTGGGAAGGGGGCCTGCGGGGCTGCCGCGGGCTGCTGGGGGGCCTGTCCGTTCGGACCCTGCGGAGCATCGGCCTGCATCTCCGCGGCTGTCCTGCGCCGCCTGCGGGTCGTGGGGGCTGGTTCAGAAGGGGATGTCGTTGCCGCAGTGGGGGCAGGATTCTGCGCTGGCCAGCCAAGGGCGCCCACAGCCGCCGCAGGGGTAGGAACGAAAGGGGCGGGCTGCTGCGCCTGCTGGGCAGGGCCGGTCACCAGCGGGCTGGATTGCAGGAACTGCTGACCGGGAGGCGGAAGCTGTGTCGGAGTAGCGGCGATCTGACCCTGAACGCCAAGGACTGCCCCCGCCGGCCTTGCGACGTCATTCCGACCGACCAGCGCATCGGTCTTTTTCTCGGCATAGGCCGCCTGTCGCAGCTCGGCGGTCGGCGCGTCGATATAGCTCACCGGCTGGAATTGCAGGGTGCCCTGCACCCCCGGTACGAACGAGATGCGGGTGATCAGGTTGGCGATATTGACGCCGTTGCCCTTGCACTTCTCGACATACTCGCGCATCGGCCCATGCGAATTCGGCGGTACCGCCAGCAGGAACAGGGTCTGGAAGCCGGGGATCAGCAGCGCCACTTTCTGCTTCTGCGAGCACCACGGCACTTTCTTGCCGTTGTTGTTGATCTTGGTCCACTCGGCGCGCGGGCAGATCGCGCAGGTGGGGGCCTGCGGCGAGTTCGCCGACACCGACGGGCCGATGCCGTTGTCCGAGAAGCAGTCCGGTCGCGAGCCCTCGGCCTGCGGATCGTAGGCACCGGCGAAATAGACCCGGCTCATGACCGGATTGACGCCGATAATCGCGGCATCCAGGTAGACGCCGATCGCGGGGTCGAAGGTCGGCACCGGGATCTCGTTGTTGCCGGCGTCGATCAGGGTGAACCGGCCGCCGCCGATCGAGACGTGCGGGGGCATCGCCGAACCGAGATTGGCCGACAGCGTGGAAGCGAGATCGGGGGCCTGAAGGTTTTGAAGATGGGTGGGAAGATTCTGCATTTTAGCTCCGTTTGATGTTAAGTCTCGAGTAATGCGACACGGACATGCCGGGAGGCACCATGCCGTTGTTGTTCTCCATGTGCTCGCGCACCACGGAAATCGGAATGTTGATCTTGACTTCGTCGCCGACGTCGGCCCAGTGCTCGGCCGCCCAGTCGAACAGCGTCTCGGTGCTCTCGACTTTCGAATTCATGATGTTCGAGATGTAGGCGGTGCCGGAGTCGGTCTTGGTCGAATCCGCCTTGCGCTCGGCCAGCCGGGCGAACAGGGTGTCCTCGATCTCCTTCAGTCGCGTCTTGTGCGGCTCGGCCCACTCATTGAACTTGGCCTGCGCCGCCTTGATCAGATCCTCGATCTTGAAGTTCTCGGCGATCAGGGCGTCGTCGGAGACGTCGGAGTTGTGGCCGAACGACACATCGCCGAGGATCATAACGGTGGGTTCGACTGGTTTCTTGCGAGGGGGCATTTATACTTCCTAAGACCATGATGCCGGGGCTTTCCCCCGGCTGGTTTCATGGACGGCTCCTGAGTGAGAGACTTGTGACTTTGCCTATATGGCTACATCGAGCGAATGTCGTAATTTCTACGACTCTATTTTATCATTGTCAACAACGATCCTTGCAGCGACAGATTATTTTCAAGCCGCCGGAAAATCTCGATCTCCAGCGGGTTCGATACCAGCTGCACCACGTTGACCGGGAATTTCTGGCCGGGTCGGTGCGCGCGTCGGTTGGCTTGCGCGTACAACTCAGCCTTGTCGGTGGTTCCGTACCAGGTAACAGTTCTGGCCATCCAGAGATCAAGCCCATGCGCCATGGTGCCGGGATCCGCAACGATCCCTTGAAGATCGCCTTCCTGGAACGCGGCGAATATTTTCGAGCGTTCTTTCTGGCTGACATCCCCGTTGACCACTTCTACTGTGCGGTGCTTCGTTTCCTTCGCCAGTAGATTGACCACCGAGGTGAACGGCGCAAACACCAAGAACTTGCCGGGGGCTTCCTCGAGGATTTCGTTCAGGGCGTGGATGCGCGGCTTGGCATCGACTGCGTGCGCCTTATGCCCGGAATCGTAGACGGCACCGAGCGAGATTTGGATGAACTTCTGGCGCGCGGCGGCCTCGTTGACAGAACTAATCTCGATGCCCGACTTCATCGTGACTTGCAGGTCGCGCTTGAGATCCGCCATCATTTTTTTCTGCTCAGCGGTAAGTTCGACCGATCTCTGCTGCGTCACGCATTCGGGTCCGTCCCACACGTCCGAAAGCTCATAGCGGATCGACGGTGACAACAGCTTGGCCGCTTTCTCGTATCCATCGCGTTTGGGCAGCCACTTGAACGAGTTCGGAAACGGCTGGTACATGGTGTCGAGCTTGAAGCCGGTCTTCGATTTGCCCCACGCATTGTTCACCAGTTTAGCGAGGCCGTAGGCATCAGTCGGAGCGTTGGGAGTGGGGGTGCCGGTCAGGAGCCACAGGTATGAACGACGCCCCAGCACTTGCATCGCAATCCGGTGTCGCGTGGTTCCGGGGTCTTTGTAAGCGCTGGCTTCGTCGATGATAGCAAGCTGGATATCAGTGCGATCTCGAAGCTCTTTGCTAAATCCGTCAATTTCAAATTTTCTTCGGGTGTGAGATCCCGTTCCAACACCGTCGAAATTGATGATGTAAAAGTCAACATCACGGGACAAAGCATTGGAGCGCTGAGACGGCGTACCGTGACAGATGGCGTAGGTGCGTCGATCCAGGAAGTTCTTGAATATGGCAGCGGCCCAGACCCGATCGAGAGTGGAAAGCGGCGCGACGACGATGGCACGGAATTCTCCCTTCGGATATTGCTGCATCAGGTAGTCGGCCGCCCATAAAGTGCTGAGCGTCTTCATGGTGCCCATGTCGGACAGATTGAACATCCGGCGGTGCAGCACCGAGAAGTTGGCCATCACCTTCTGGTGAGGCAAGGGCGTGAAGCCGGGCTGGATCGGGAAGTCGTAATTCGATTCGTTGATGATCTCCGGCACTTCGAAGTTGTACCAGCGTAGCGTCTGCAGGTTGGTCAACGTCTTGGGTACGGCGAAATAGCTACCATTTACGAGCTTCAGGTCAGGGATGTATTGCGCGAGCACGCCGGGCTGGCCCGGATAGATCACGTGGGATCCGTGGAGCCAGAAGGTCATTTTTTACGACGTGCTACTTGCAAAGCACTGCGACGATTAAGCTCGATAAGCCGTTCTATTTTAATCGCGATGTATGTATGGGAGTGACCCGATTCCAACAGTCCTTTAATTAGAGCAAGATTCTTATTTCTGCGCGGGGGACGTTTCATACAACAATCCCCCTCACCGCCAACCAGTCGGTCATCGCCTGGATCACCACGTCCGCGGTGCCGGCAACGGCGTGACCGCCGGCCGCGCGCACCTCGTTCATCCGGCGTTCCTGAAGTTTGGTCGGCTCCTTGCCCGGTCGCTTGATCTCCAGTGACCAATAAGCCCCGTTCAGGCACAGGCAATAGTCGGCCACGCCGCCCTTGCCGTAGCCGGCCATGTACGGCTTGAAAGCGTAGACGCGCTCGGGGCCGAGCTTCTTGAGGAAGGCGTCCACGTCACGTTTTTCCCATGATTCGGGGGTTGTCATTTTTGGTACTTTTTGTATTTGAATTTGCCAACACGCTCGTAATAATTTCGTTTGTGCCTATCTCCGCAAGTACGACAGTTTCGCATCAGACCACGCTTACCCGTCCATAGATACGTGTTTTCGGGCGTGAATTCATGCCCGTGATTACAGTGAGTTTTCAACAAGTTCTTTGCTGCGATGCCTTCACCGCGATGAATATTTTCTTTCCACGTCCTAGGCGCGAGGTGATCGGGATTACAACAAATACGATTCCGGCAGTTATGATCCATAGCCAAATGCGACGGAACTTCTTTGCGAAGTAGCGTGTACACCAACCTATGTGTTCGCCATGACCGCCCTTCATAAGTCGTGCCTCCGTAATGCTCTTTCTTGTCTCTGATACCGCCGAGCCATAGCCAACATCCGGAGTTGGGTTCAGGAATTATGTTGTCTTCTAAAAAACTTGGAAGCCCTGACCAACTCATTTCGGCCTCGCAACGTGATGATGCTCGCAATCGGTGCAGGGGCAGTAGCCGCACAATGGATTCTTGCGTTTTTCCCACTCGCCGCTCGCCATGTCGTCCCTGATCTGCTCGGCGATATTGTTGACCTTGGCCCATGTCGAGTTGAAGTCGCTGAGATCGTGGATAGTGCCCATCCGGTTCTCACCGAGCCACGCGTAGCAGCCGGCGATTCTGACGACGTGCGAATTGGCGGCTTTCACCATTATAGCCTGGAGCGCGATTTCAAAAACGTTCTCATACTTTGACCCGCCAGATTTCCAGTCCACGAGGAAAGCATTGTTGCTGCTGATCATCACGACGTCAGCTTTTCCGCGGCACCACACGTCCTTGTCGAAGAAGCCAGTTGGCTTGCCTTCCACCGTGACCCCCAACTTGACTTCGGCCTTGGCACCGCGCTCGACGATCGGTGCGACAAACGGCTCCCAATGCTGCATCTCATAAGGAAGTGGCTTGCCGCCAATGCGATGCTCCATCGCTGTATGGATTTCGTTGCCTTTGCGCATCGCTTCCGTTTCCGTAAACGGTATGTCCTTTTTCACAAAGCGACGAAACATCTGGTACGGACAAATACTGTCGTAGCAGTTCAGCATTGTATACGAAAACACGATCGGCTTCGGGGCGAAATCCGGCATTTTGTTCGTCCTTGGGTCTCGGCGGAGGTAGTCAGGAATGTCGAGGGTGTCGGTCATCGGTGATGCCTCGGAGCCTTAGCGTGCGGCAAATGCCGGTCGATCACAAGACCGTGCTCCTTGTAGACCGACCACGACGCGCCGGCGAGGTTCGGCGCCATGTGCAGGAAGATCATCAGCGCGGCCATCGCTCCGAAGCTCATTTGTGCTTCTCCAGCGCCTGAACCAGTCGTACCTGCCACGGCTCCAGCTTGAAGCCGTAGATGGTCTCGATGAATTCCACGAACCCCATCTTTTCGCTGGGGGTAACCGGAGTAACAGGCTTGACCGCGCAACGCTTCCGGCGCTTCACCGGTTTGGGTGCTGCGACCTTCACAGCCTTACGAGCCCGCCGTTTGCGCGTCGGCTTCGGCTTCGGCTTTTTCGGCGGCGTCGGTGTTTCGGCGGGCGGTTCGTCAAACATCGGCAGCGGGTGTTCGTTCATCGGTTGTCTCCTTGGTTAAGCGCTTCTCTAGCGCGGCGATCAGTTTTCGAAGTTCTTCAAGATCGCGCAGCAGACTAAGCGAAGCGCGAACATGGATGACGTCATTATCGTCGTCTACGATGGTCCACATCAGCGAAACCTCCGGAGAATCATTGTTTTTGCGTGCTCAAACGAATCGGCTCGTGCCACCGTTGGATGATGCTGCCACGTACCAAAATCCGGACAGTCGCCAACTAAAATTGTCAGAATGCCAGCGCCAATCGCAATACCCGCTTCGACGAGAGCGCCGCGAAGTTTGTCATTGGCGCAGCCGTAGACAATGACGGCATCCGACTGTTTTACGTCTTCCTCGTCAACCAGCCAAAAGATATGAAAATCTTCAGGCGATAGCTCGTGGCCGGGATGCTCCAGGGCTGCTTGATCGTGCCAGCGGGCGTGAAGATTTATGCCTTCCGCCTTCCACGCTTCGCGATAGCCTTGGAATTGCTCGGCGTAGGTAAGTTTGCTGGCAATATAAACTCGAATCATTTCTCGTACCTTTCGCCTAATGCGCCCTCGGCCGCCAACGGGATGCCGGGCAGCCATGACGGTTCAACCGTCATCTCGGCAATGCAAAGCTGCAGCATTTCTTCCTCGCGGCCATTACGAGGTATCAGCAACAGTAGCTCATCGTAAGGCCAGTTCAAGCTTCTTATCCCGTATTTTTTCTTGATCCGGATCATTGCCTGGCTGACGATCATTCGACTGACGCCCTCGCAGATGTTCTGCGTCAGCTTGCTTCCCCATATGAACCGCCAACCGTCGCGCTTCTTGACGCGCCAGCCGGTCTTCGGGTTTTCGTCGTCCGGTTGCGGGGTGTGATACTCCATGCTGTCGTAGATCATCGGCGCACCCTCGATATAGATGCGGTGATCCTTGATAAACATCGGGCCGAACATCATCGGGTCGCCGCCGGCCAGTCGCGCGATTACCCGCTCGCATTGCGCCCAGTAGCCGGTGCGAGGCGCGCATATCCAGGGGGTGTCCTGTCGGAACGTATCGACGAAGGCGTTAGCCGTTTCGATCGACATGTCGACGCGCGGACCATAGGTGCCGGCCGCGGCGGTAGCCTTGAACTGCTTGCCTGACGCGCCATAGATGCACATCAACTGCCCCTGCTTGCCCATGCCGCGTTTGGCCTTCAACTCGTCATAACGAGGATCGCCGTATTCCGGATTGTAGATTTCCTCCTGATAAAATTTCGATGCGGTGGAAGAATACGGATCCTCGTTGTTCCTGAATTTCTGCAGGATCGGGTTGGTCGGGTCGGCCAGATAATGCGCGACGCGGCACTCGATCTGGCTGGCGTCGACCGGCGCTAGATAAAATCCAGTCGGCGCCTTGACCGCGCGACGGATAGGGGCACCACGTTTGAAGTTGAGCCAATTGCATCCGTCGCCACCGCTTGGTCGTAGCGTTCCAGCTCCAGCGTAAAAAAGATAAACAGGTGCAGGTCCGCGTGACGCCACCCAGCCCAGCGTTGCCGCGCGGGTCTGCAATTGCGTAGACTTTGCATCGATGCGCGCTTCCGCCAGCGCACGAACGCGCGGGTTGTCGTGCTCAAGCAGGTAGTCCCGCATGAAGGGATCGTTCTTGGCGAAGGCATAAATCTCGTTTCCTTTCGGCGACGTCTTGGTTTCGATCTCGATGCCCTCGGCGCGCAGCAGCTCGGCGAACGCCTCGGCGGAAGACAGCTGTTCCTTGGTGATGCCGAGGGCTTCGACGCCGTTGATCTTCTTGGCGGCTTCTTCCTCCCACAGCTTGGCCAGGATCGCGGTGTCGAGTTCTAAACACGGTTCTGAAAACATCTTGACGACAGAATCGATTACATCCAATTCTGCCGCAGGAAATTTGTGATCGCGCAGCAAACGCTCGAAAATTATAACCTTCGATTCAACTTCGTCGCAGGCTCCCTGTGCCAAGGCCTGCTGTACCTGCGGCGCCATCTCATGCCAGTGCTTGCCTTCGAAGGAACCATAGGGAGTCGTTTTGGGAGGTAGATTAAAATATTTTCGAACCGAGTCCAATGAAACCGACAGATGATTGCCAAACATCAATCGACTCATCGCAAGGGTGCAGCCACTCATCTTTGGATGCACATCATAGCGCATACTTAGGACGCCGTGATCCCATTGAGCATGATGCGATACCAGAAAAATGTCGGACCAATCCTCTTGTTTTAAGATGTAGCGTAATTCGCGCTCATCGTACCAAACGGCTGATGTGTTGCGATCCCACTTGATGGCGGCGCCGTGCAATTCAAAGCGTGGATCACGAATGTATGCCTCCGTCGACATCGAACTAAGTGAATAGCCGATCTTTCGATCCCAAAAAGATTCGCAATCAAAAAATACAAGTCTCACTTGCTTGCATCCGTCATGATGTTGTGAATGATCGGGAGCAACGTGTGATCATCGTCGGCGATCGTCTCGTCCGAGAATGCGAGGAACGGGATCTTGAGAATATGGTTCGGCGCCTGCGGGTGATCGGCGGGGAGCCGGTAGGCGATAATCCTTCGGCGAGACTTGTCGTGTGGGCCGAGCGATCGGAATTCAAGCTCGCATTCTGTGAGGTACCGGACGGCACGTTGCTGGTCGCGCTGGATGGTCGGCCCGCCGGGCATGCGGATGTGGGCGCGGCGGTTGGGATGATCGGCGAAGAATTGGGCGTCAACGCTCATAAATCCACCGCAATCCGGATTTGCAGCGCTTGTCGACGTGCAGGGTCTGTCCGGGGTCCGGGTTCTCGCCGGTGATCAGGCATCGCTCGGGGCGAGGCTTGGGAAGCGGGACGGCGAGATCGGCACTGTGCGCCTTGTGCATCAGAGCAACAATGCCTGCAACGAGGCCCCCGCCGAAATAAACAATAAAAAATACCACGAATGCAGCGCGACCAAGCGGCGCCGCATTATCCCACCAAGAACCACTTTTCATTTCCGCATCTCCAGCGCTCGGGTTAAAATGATCTCGGACCAGCGCCGGAGCGCATCGACCTTGGCATCGCCGGTCACCTTGCTTGAGGCCTCGGCGAGGTCGACCAGCTGCACCGCGATCTGCTCGGCGTGCTTGCGCGCCTTGCGCTGCTCGTGCTGAATCGACGACGACACCTCGATCACCTGCCGGTAACTGTCATCCTCGCCCTTCTCGGCTGCGGTCATGCCCTCGGACGTGATGTGCAGGTTGAACATGCCTTCCGGATCCTGCGGCGAGGTGCGGCCCTTGAGAAAGCCGCGCTTGACCAGCGACTCGGCCGGCGCCTTCCAGCGGCCGATCGGCATCATCGGCTCGCCGGTGGCGGCAATCATCAGGATGGTGAGTTCGTCTTGCGTAAGCTGTTTTTGGTCGAGGTCGGTCATCTCAATGCTCCAAAAATGCAATTGGGCGTTTTGACTGCCAGCACAGCGCGCATGTAGCGCAGCAGTCGGATCGATAAGTCTGCGCGGGGCAAACAATTGATTTGCCTGCTTCCGCTTCGCTTTTGATCACCGTGGTATAAGGCACGCCGGGCTTGCCGCGCAGGTAATGCCCAGATGATCGGACGGCAAAACGCCGCCAACGGGTGAAAACCAACTCGCGCAGTTCGCGGCCGATCGGGTCATTCTCGGTGCGCGC